AACAGAAACTGAGTTTACAATGACAGCTAAACGTATTCAAGACGCATACAGCAAGGTAGTAAACAGTCATCCAGGCGCAGTTCGTATCCGCGTATTTGAAGTACGGACATGAACACCTGTAAAAACTGCCTTAAATACCAACCGGCAAAAAAGAAAATTATGGGCAATCATGACTTGACAGGAACCTGCTTTGAGCGCAGCCCACCGATTAACAAGGTTAGAGCAAGCGGTTATTGCAAAGACTATCAACCCAAACAACAATTATGTATTTAGACAGACGGTACGTTGCACCAACTACAAGAAATTTAATCCAGATAAAACACAGAGACACTGGCAATGTCATATTCAGCCGTGAATCTGAGTTTAACACCATTGCGAAAACACTACGAGTCGCGCTTATTCTTAACGTCAACATACAACATGCTGATCTTTCAGGTGCAGACCTTTCTAACGGCTACTATGTAGGGGCCAACTTATCCTATTGCGACTTGAGCAATGCCGTATTAGATGGTGCAAATTTATCCAAATCGATATTTGAGCAGACAACCTTTAAGAAAACGTCAGCCATTCGTACAAACTTTAGATTCTCGACCGTCACAGATGTTAAATTCATAAAATGCAGTCTAAAAGAAGCAGATTTCGGCTATGCGCTGCTTGATAATGTGAATTTCTGGTGGTCATACTTAGCCTGGGCAAAATTCGATAAAACAATTATGAATGATGTACACGGTCAGTTTGTTGATTTTACCAGCGTAGATTTCCTTACTGCCAAGATAAAGAACGCGTTTATCTGGTTTGGCAATTTTACTGGGGCCAAAGCTCATTCAGAGGCGGGATTCAGGACAAAAAAAGGTGGCGACACACCATATTACAAAATCCCCGTAGTTTGTGATGGGCCTTGCCAGAATTGCGAAGGTTGCGAAAGCGACAAGAAAGGAGGTTCATAATGTTATATTGCACTAGCACCCACTGTAGAGCGCATAAACTATGCACTACATACAAAGCCGATACCGGGAAAGATAGCACGGTATTCACCGATCATCACACCAATATGCGCAAAGTTTCAAAAGGTTCGTATTGCCCGTTTTTCGGACGAAAACCTGCTCCTGACAACTTATCGGCTATCCACTCACCAAATACTTTTAGAACCGCAAATAGTGGTGCTTTTGTTATCCCAAGGGGGAATCATGAACGAATTTGATATTGAAGAACTAGACGACGGTGATGATCAAATTGATTTACATTACATCCAGCAGGATTTAGTTGATCTACCGGAGTATGGGGATGATTAATGAAACGGTTCAAGAATACATAGCCACGCTGGAAGCCGAAAATAAACAGTTAAAAGAATGGCTGCAAGAAGACTGCTTTTGCGAGTACATGGCAAACGCTATTGAAGAAAATAGCGATAAAGATATTGATAAGATGATTGCTGAAATAGCCCTGATAAAATCTCTGCTTAAAGAAAACTGTAGCTGCAAAGGGTAGCAATGAAACTTTTCTTATTTCTGCTTGCATTGTCAAATACTGCACAAGCAGCAGACAAACCATATATCATCATCGACGACAACAATGGCACCACGCTGATTAAATTTAACCTACCACTGATTGTACAAGTTAGTAATGATATAAGTTTAGGAGTCAGTGTAGAGCGTCAGAAAACGATCAATGACCCGTACTTTCAACACGATCAAATTGGCACAACAGCGATAGCCAGTTTCAACCTTAAATTTTAGGAGATTTACGTGAGCAATTCACATTTAGAACAGGCTATCAAGGACGTTGCCGACACCCAGGAAAAGTTAGATTCATTCAGTAAATGTGGAGGAATTGATGAGCTGGACAACGCAAGATGGAGCTTAGATTCAGCTAGAGAGAGACTAGCAAAAGCTATCGAATATCCAGAATATCAGTTCACTTATTTACATGACATGGAGACATGGCTATATGAGGCGAACTGTTTTTTAAATAAATTATTAGCTTAAAAAATATGAAAAAGTTTTTTGAACCAAAGAGTATCGCCATCATAGGCGCAAGCGAAAGAATAGAGTCAGTCGGTCATCAGGTATTGAGGAATGTGATAAATTCAGGTTTTTCTGGTGAAATTTACCCTGTCAATCATAAGTGTGGCTTTATATTGAGCCATCCAGCATACGCATCATTAAATGAAATAGCTGACGAAATAGACTTGGCTGTTATCGCCACGCCAGCAGCAACAGTCCCAGGTATTATGTGGCAATGTGTAAATAAGGAAATACGCAACGTCATCATTATAACAGCGGGGTTTTCTGAACTTGGAGCGGAAGGCAAAGCATTGCAAGATGAAATTAATTACATAGCCAATGCACATGATATCAGGTTCATTGGAAGTAATTGCCTGGGTGTTATTCGTCCCGGAAAAAAACTGGATGCTACCTTCGGCAATGGTAAGGTAAAAGATGGCAGCATGGCTATTTTGTCACAATCAGGCGCAATTATCACCGGCGTACTGGACTGGGCTGCGACAGAGGACATTGGTTTTTCAACAGTGGTATCACTAGGAAACTCTGACAACGTAGATTTTGGAGACCTGCTTGAATTTATAGCAACCGATGAAAAAACCCAATCCGCGTTTCTCTATATTGAAAGCATAAAATCAGGCGACAAATTTATTGCCGGATTAAAAGCCTGTGCAGATCAAAACAAGCCGGTTATCATCATTAAATCTGGGCATAGCAAAGCAGGCAGCAAAGCAGCGCAGTCACATACAGCGTCTATGGTGTCAAACGATAAAATTTTCAATGCCGCTATCTCTATTCCAGGCATCACGCGCATAGAATCCAGTGCAGACATCTTTACGGCGATAAAGATACTGTCCAAAGGTCATGCGCCCATCGAAAACAAACGTCTTGTCATCATGACAAACGCAGGAGGCCCAGGGGTAATGAGTACTGACCGAACCGAAAAAGTAGGCGTGCAACTGACTGAAATCAGCCCTGTGCTAATTGAGGCATTGAATAGCCGATTATCGCCCAACTGGTCACGATCAAATCCGGTTGACTTGGTAGGTGCAGCTACATCAATTGACTATGAAAAGGCGCTTGAAGTGCTTATCCACTCAGACAACGCGGATGGCATATTAGCGATAGTCACGCCACAAAGCGGCACTGATGTTGAGAATATCGCAAGAGTGCTTATTAAATATTCAAACCTAACCGCTATGCCCATCATGGCTTCATTCATCGGCGGCAACCGGGTTCAAGCTGGACGCGAGTTATTCAAAGGCACAAATGTATGTCATTTCGATACGCCTGAGCAGGCAGTTGATGCTTTCTCGTTTCTTCCAGTTGTAACAAAATCGCAAGAACCAGAAATCACCGATCCCGGTGTTCCGCTATTCATCGATGAATCCCTGATAGGAACAGTGCTGGATACCGCATCAAGCAAAGAGATACTTGAAGCTTACGACATACCTGTGACAAAGACGGTTGTTGTGCGTAGTGCAATGCAAGCTTATCTTGAAAGCGCAAAGTTGAATTTCCCTGTCGTCCTAAAAATAAATATGCCTGAGTTTAGTCACAAGTCGGATATAGGCGGTGTTATTTTAAATATAGAAAGTTCTGCACAAGCAGAGTTTGCTTATACTCAACTTGATGAAGCCGTACACGCATTACAACCAGAGTTGAAAAATATCGTCTGTACGGTAGAGCCAATGTTCAAATCTAAAAACGGACGCGAGTTAATGATCGGAGTAGTCAGAGATCCAGTGTTCGGAGCAGCAATTAGCTTCGGGTTAGGAGGGACGATGGTTGAAGTGCTGCAAGATAACGCAATAGCACTAGCACCATTGACCATTGCTAAGGCTGAAAAGCTGATAGCTAGCACGAAAGCGGCCAAGTACATTGCAAAGTTCCGAAATCTACCGGAAGCTAACAAGCAAGCACTGATTAATGTATTGCTGAAAGTGTCAAAGCTGGTAACAGATAATCCGGCTATACAAGAGCTGGATATAAACCCATTAATTTTAGATGAGAACATGGCAATCGCCTTAGATGCGAGGATTAAATTATGAGAAAAACAATTTACATATTAAATAAAAGAGAACAAAGTCTTTTAAGACCTAGCTGCACGGTAGCAGTAATAACGTATTATCTTTTAGGCTTTATCCCAATTTACAGCTCGCAAATATTGGTTAAATAAGTAATGCAAATAAAGCTTATCTTAAAAAAACTCATTACCATTTGTGCGTTCATTGTTTTTGTTCCGACAATAACATTCTTCTCATCAATGTACTTTTTTATAACTATTGATTACCTGGAGTATTACCGTGAAAACAACAAAAACTGAGTCACTATGGGCTATTTTATTTGAAACCTTTGCCATGTTTGCAAAAATGGTGATTGTTCTGTTTGCGTTTTTCTGCATGTTGCAGTTAATCACAGGCACACCACCGGAAAACGTAACGCCGATGGATTACCCGATGGCTGATAATTGATTATGAAAATATCACTCATATCGGCATGTGATACATATGCTAATTTTACCATACTTCACCCAACAAAAAAGTCAGTAGCATTTAGAAGGCTTGTATTTGGAGTCGGTATAAATGACGCTGATTATATGGTTAGTCCAATTATTCACGGAAAACAAACACGATGTATATTTTATACGACATGGAAGCATATGCTTGAGCGTTGTTATTGCCAAAAATACTTGCTAAAAAAGCCTTCTTATAATGGGTGTAAGGTAGTTGACGAATGGAAGATATTTTCTAATTTTAAATTATGGATGGAGCTGCAAGATTGGCATGGAAATGTATTGGATAAGGATATTCTAGTACCTGGCAATCGAATATACTCTCCTGAAAGATGCTTATTCGTAGCCACCAATGTTAATGCGCTTCTAACTGGTGTTGATAGAAGCGGGGAATATATAGGAGTTTGGTATGAAAAAGGTAGAAACAGATTCAAAGTATCTTGCCATATAAATGGGGTACAAAGACAGATCGGTAGATTCCAGACTAAAAATGAAGCTAGTATTGCGTATAAAGATGCTAAAGCAAAGGAGATATTAAGAGTAGCTGATTTACAAGAAAATGAGCTTTTAAGAAGAGCTTTGTATGTGCATGCTGAAATATTGGGTTCACTATGAAAATAAACATCATAGCCGCTTGTGATAGGAATCGCCTGATCGGGGCAGACGGAAAGATACCTTGGTATATCCATAAAGATCTTAAACGCTTCAAAGAATTAACGATGGGACATGCTGTGATAATGGGTAGGAGTACGTTTGAATCTATTGGAAGGAAACCGCTAACTGGCCGTTTGAATGTTGTCATAACCAGCAATGCAGAGTACGGACGTAACCGGGACGGTGCAATATTTGTTAGTAACTGCGAAGATGCCCTAAAAGCTTGTGATTTATCAGGCCAGGACAGCGTTTTTATTATTGGAGGCCAACAAGTTTACGAAGAAACTATGCCTTATGCAGACACCATTTACCTAACTAAAGTCTATAGGACAATAGAAGACGGAGACAACCGGCGTTATTTTCCGACAGTTGACTACAATGAATGGAATTGGGATAAAGCTGAAATAAAAGATAGTTATGCGTTTTGCATTGCCAACCGAAGAAACAAGGAGAAAACCACATGATATATTTAAAGCTACTGGCCTATTGGTGGCTATGGCTGTTTATCGGCTGTTTGATAGCGATACACGCTACGCCAATATTAGCATTCGCAGCCCTGGTTGTTTCAGGGCATTACATAATCAGAATTATCGAGAGAAAACTATGCGATTTTTAACTAAAAGAAACTTTGAAGTGCTGTTATTCCTATCACATGACGATGAAGTTGCAACATCATATAAATGTAACGCTTACACGGTGTTGGGAGCTAAACGATTAGCTCAAGACGCATATCCTACCGGCACGATAGCTAGACTTATAGAGGTAAGGAAATGAGTCCTGTAGCTATTATCGCAACCGTATTCACATTAATGCTGGTTGCCGCAGGGTGCAGTATTATTGTTTTATTCGGTCTTTATTGGGCGTTATTCGAGGGGTATTTATGAGTGCGCAGGATTATTTAGACATCGTAATAGCGGCACTTTTACTTTTATCAATTTATGGGTACTGGCAATGAACATTATAACAATCGCGGCAACAACAATACTCATCATAACATCACTGCCGGTTATCGCCGTATCACTGGGATTCGTGGCGTTAGGCTTTAAAGGTTTATGGGATTTGACGCATAGCTATTGCGGCTATGACTCAGGTTCAGACGATACGGGGTGTTGAGATGAAAGAAATAATTGAGCAAATACGTGAATGTAATGATTGTGAATGGATTGGGTGGGCTTATGAATGCGTACATCCAAAGCATGTAGAAAGCTTATTATTATGTCCTGAATGCAATGAAACTACAACATTCATAACTCCACTGAGATGTATTGAAATGAGAGATAATATAAAATGAATCTCAACATAATTGAATATAGGCCAAAAGGCGGAATGTGCGCTAATTGTACAAAAATTAAGAATGATTGTAGCGACCTTGACTTTGCAAAGATGGATGTTATTGCAGAAGAGCATTATTTTAGAAGAGTAGTAAATATTGTCAGATGCTGTGAATTTGAAAGGAAAACAAAGGCTGTCGCATAACTTAACAATTATCACAACAATGATTATATTAACAATTACAGCAACAACGATATTCATCATCACATCACTGCCGGTTATCGGTGTAGCACTAGGTTTCGTGGCGTTAGGCTTTAAAGGTTTATGGGATTTGACGCATAGCTATTGCGGCTATGACTCAGGTTCAGACGATACGGGGTGTTGAGATGAATAAAGATTATCCCCGCGCTCCTGTTGAGCGACGGGTTATGCACAAACAACAGGACAAAACATGAAAACACCACGCGATAAATACATGAACGACCCGGAGTACCACGCCCTCGTTAATATGCTGGAGAGCTTTATTGAGCGAGCGCAATTTACCCCATCCGAATTGCGGGAAGCTTGCGTACTAGCGTGTATCAACTACGAAATGCGCCATGTGCGCGAGATGACTATTGATCCACGGACGGCAGAAGCACTCAGAGTACTGGATGAATTTACGACAAGGAAGCCTAGACGCGGCGCATAACGCCGTGTTAAGCGGGAAGCCGCCACACTGAACTTTAACCGCGCAAATGCGCAACATGGCGGCTTGTCCGCTTGAACTAAGAGTTATACATTTTTGAGGATGCGAGATGGCGTTACGAGCAGAAAAAAGAAATGACGGGGTAATTGAACTTTGGGAATTTTTTGAAGAAGGAGGCCCAATAGTACGGTGTTATCCTGACGGGAGAATTGAGTTGTTTGAAGTTCCGCAATATGGTGGGGAAGAGCGGCCTTATGGAAATTATCCAACACTATGCGCGGCTCTGAAAGAAGCCGAAACATGGACGTGATGTATAACGCTTAATTATACGACAGATTGTCGCATAACCTAACTATTGTCTATTTTTACGACATTAAACAAAAGGTATTATATGAAAGAAATTATTACAGAATACAAAAACCAGGACGGACTCTGGTCATTTCGCATACTGGACGGCCAAGATTGCTTGCTTGCCGACTCCGGCGATATGGGTTATGTCACCAAACGCATGATGCTGATAGCCCTGGTAGCTAAACTTGTTGAACTAGGAGCCACGCCATGATTTCCTTTACTCTTGATCAGCTCAATGTGTTTGCAAAAGAGTACACATCTATGCTGCACAAAGATTATCCGTTTTCCTATGAACATTCCGTGCGCCACTACTCTATAGCGTTTGTTTCAGGTTTCGTTAAGTATCTGGAAACAATATCACAGGAACCATTAGTAGACCTTCCTCTTGAGTGTTGTGATGACAATCCCTGGGAAACACTAACAGCTAGAATAGCCCCGGTATTTCTCCGTGGGCATGACGACACATCAGGATTTTGATATGAAAACTTGGAAAATAGAAACAATAAGCGGCTTTGCTAAGTATAGTGTTTGGTATGTGCAATCTTGGTGGCCGGAAGAGCGATTCGATAGATTAAAATTTAAGGTAACGCCAATATGACGCACCCAACATTAAGTGAATTTACGCAACCTAAGAATGGCGACAAATACTGGGCCAAGGGCTTATTCAAGAAAGATGTAGAGCAACACACATGGGGAGGCGATCCGGTGGATATTTATCTTTTCAAAGCCAAAAAACTATTTTTAACCGAAGAAGACGCGAGGAAATCACTGTGAAAATAATAGCTAAATATGCAATTTTCGTCCTGATAGGAATATTGCTGGCATCAAGAGGATTTAATCTTTTGCATGGTCTATGGTGGGTATGGACAATTGCATTAACTTTTGCCATATTTGCGCGAGATTGGGGTAGAAGCTAACATGGGAATTATAATTTTAGCAAAAAATCTAGTCGCATTTATGGTAATACTAGCATCTGGATACATTATTTTAAAAAGATGTGAGCGTAAATAATGTGGTTAATCAACAAAATCATAGTAGTAACCGTAGTCCTATTGCTGCTGATATATCTTGGCAGCTTAGAAGCCAGTAAATATTTAATAAATAAATGCAACCTAGTTCTAGGAGAATACTGATGACCGAAGACCGTCAAACAAGGATACAAGAATTAAGAAACTCAGCCAACCGAATACGCCAATGCGCCTATCGAGCTGATTCCAGAAAAGATCGAGAAGAAGAACGTGCCCTTGCACGTAAACTTGACGACCGGGCTAGTGCGCTTGAAGCCGAAGCGTTTGGCTTTGATATAACCGAACGGAGATAATAATGAACAAAATTATCTTGAATACCGATGAATCCGCAGCCACACAGGTAACTGTAACGCTCTGGAAAAGTGCAAAAGGCACTCTTTATAACACTGAAGATGCAGCTAGATATGACGGCTGCACACATAGCCCGTGTGAGGATTGCGGAGATCCAGCAGAAAAAATGTATATCCATTGCAAACCATGCCGCGATAAACGTGATGCTAAACGTTATGCAGAGCGAGAAAAAATCGAATGGGATTATGAAACACCAATTTATTCAGAAGCATTCGACAAATATATTTTTAACCAAGACGATCTTGAGAATATTCTTGACGAGTTCGACGAACCATTAGTTGATTGTGTTGCGTCAGTATTAAGACTGGTATCGTGCAAACCTATTTATCTGTCACAAGTACCAGAAGATTGTTGGTATGATGAACTTTCTGAAGATATGGAATTACCTGATGAAATTAAAACAGCACTCGAACAATTAAATGACGCTATCAGAGCATTTCCTCCGGTTTCCTGGTGTCCAGGAAAGTACGCAATTACATTGTAAGGAACATATTATGAACGACGACAACCCAACACACCTACTCGTAATTGCATACATAGCCAAGCTTGAAAAGAAAGTAGCTTCATTGCAAGCAGACAATGAAAAACTGCGAGAAAAGATTTTACTTAAAGACGTGCAATCTGCTGGCTTCTCTAATTTAGATAAGCTTTATCCGTATGAGGTTTATTGATGAAGCCTGAGTATGCAGGAGTTCAAGAATTTTCCGACATGACCGGCTTTAGTTACACGCAGTCATCACAGATATTAGTTAGAAGAATGGGCGATAAGCGCATTAAGGATGGCAAGACCGCGCTGTATCCTATGGAAGACCTTACCGGCTTGGCAAACTACTATATCAATGGCAGAAAGCCTCAACAGCCACATGAACTCAGCCGTAAGGACATCATGAAGCAATACCGAGTTGGCAGTAAGGAGATAGTTGAGCTGATAGCGCACGAAGACTTCCCGAAGCCATGCCGGACATACATTGATATGGAAGGCAGCAAAGGCAACAGTTTCCAGTTATGGGACAGCAAGGAGCTGGAAGATATAGATGTGTACGAATTGTTGGACAAAGACGAGCCGGAAGACGCTGTAAAGCTACCATTCGTTTATTATGGTTTCAGGTTCAATGGCTACCTGATTGTATGTCCTGTAATGCACTTTAGATTAGGAAAAATTGATGAACAAGGTAACGATAGAATTAATCCGTGAATGGATACAGGCAGAAATAAAAGCGCGCCTTGAGGCCATAGAAGAAGATAGCGACGGATACCGAGGATGTAGTAATCATGAACAAAAGGAAGCAGACCGATTGTTTAATGAAATAAAAAAAATGGTAGGCAACTGATGGAAAATGAAATTATTATTTTAGTAGGAAATATAGCGTCCGGGAAAAGCACGCTAACCCGCAAATACGCTGCTGAAGGGTATCTTATAATTAATGATGATGCTATTGTGTCTGCGCTTCACGGAGGAGATGGAGGGGCATACGAAAAAACACTAAAACCGCTATATAAGGCTGTTGAGGATTGTATATTTTCACATGGCGCGGCACTTGGCAGAAGTATTGTTATAGACAGACCAAATATGAGCATATCTAATCGCAGAAGATACATAGGCATGGCGAAATCAAGGGATATGTCAGTTCGTGCTGTTGTAATGCCAATGCAAGATGTTTTAACGCACGCCACACGTAGATACAATACGGATAACAGAGGGCTTACGTTAACGGCATGGACGAAAGCAGCGATGAGAATAGCAAATAGCTATGAAGCACCTTCGCTTAATGAGGGGATAGATGAAATATGCTACCTATCTGGAATTAATGAAGTCAAAAAAATGGAAATCAACTGATGGCTACAAAGATAGAAGGTAAGATCGTGAGTCAAAAGGTTTTAACGGCGGCAGATAAGCCTGTAGAAACAATCCCCATCATGAACAAAGAGATCAAGCGTGGTGAAATCCTCAACGGCAGCACTTACAAAGTTAAAGTGCCAAACGATGACAACTCAATGTACATCACCATCAACAACATTGAAGTAGGCGGCAAAACTTACCCATTTGAGATATTCGCTAACTCGCGCAATATGTCCCAGTTCCAGTGGATAGTGGCATTAACACGGCTTATCTCTGCGGTATTCAGGAACGGCGATTCTTCGTTCATTACCGAAGAGCTTAAGCATGTATTCGACCCACGCGGAGGATTCTACCAAAAAGGCACGTTTCACCCCTCGCTTGTCGCCAAGATCGGCAGCATTATCGAACAGCACCTAGTCGCCATAGGAATTATCCAGCCGGTAGAAATGGAAGCCCATGTTAAAGCGATATTAGCTGAAAAAAGGGCGCAATTCGACGCACTACAGGGCGAAAAGCCGGAGGAAACGCTAAACTTCCCTGAAAAAGCCAAGTTATGCCCCAAATGCGGTGTTAAGGCGGTAGTTATCAGCGAGGGATGTACATTGTGTTTGAATTGTTCGGACTCTAAATGTGGCTAATAAACAACAAATGAATATAATCAAAAACCTTATCGAAGATACCCTACTCTGCATCATCCTTGCAATAGTGGGAATCATAGGCCCCATTGTTGGACTTTTTAACAAACATGCGAGAACAAAATGAGAATTTTATCTTGGGCAAATTTTACCTTTCCGGCAATCAATCTCTGGAATTTTCATAAACAATACCGAGACTTTGTAAAGCAAGTTCCCGACAGATCGCAATGCAAGCACCCTGAGCGTTCATGCAAATGGTGTTTTGATTATCATGAATGTAACTTTAGAGAGCCAAAATGACTATATCTAAATGCCGCACCTGCAAATACTTACACATTAACGGAGGGGATCACCCATGCAGCACCTGTGATAACTACGCTAATTTCAGTTCGGAAGGTATCCATGTTGCTCCGGTAAATTCAATCCTGGAAACCGAAATATCCGAAACCGAAAGAGTGATAGCACGCATCGAAGCAGACCGCGAGTTCTCTCTGAACCGTCTGCAAAAGAAGTACGCTAAACTAACCAAACTAAAGGCACAGAGAAAATCATGAGAAAAAGGAGATAGAAATGCAAGAACTTAAATGGTGGCAGCATATTTACTGGTCTGCTCGACAAGGCGAATGGGTAATTGGATTTGAAACACGTAAGACATGGAGAGGTAAGCCCTATTTTGCGTTTGCTTCCTCATATTATGATGGTTGGCATTGGTGCTTGCATATTGGGCAGTTTTACGTAGGTGCGTCATATTACTGATTACTCATAAAAACACACATTTTCATACACCGTTGTTATTTTAAAACAAAACAAAAATTCAAATTATGAGAACTAAAAAACCAACATCCCTAGAAATCCTCGCCGCTACGGTACTTATTTTATGGATAGGAATGTTTATTATAGGTGGCCTCTTCCCTAAATTATGGAATTGACATGCGGCATCTCTGGAATATCATGATTGAAGGGGTTGGTATATTTGAATGTCTAGCTAAAAATTATGAGGATGCAGAGAAACAGGCTAAACGTAAATACCCTGACGATACTATTGTGTATTGCCGGGTGATGCGTGATCCGGTAACGCATGATGAGTGACCTAACATAATATCTTGAATGATTGTTTAGCATGTGCTACAATTTAGCATCAAAATACTAATTAATTTTTCCGGTGAAATTCCGGTTTTTCTAACTTTAACGGAACAAAAATGATCCAATATTTACTTAAAGCACTGGCAAAGTATGACTTCAACAAAGGCAATTCGCCACGGATAAAGGCTTACGCCTACATGGATCAGTACAGCGAATGCTATGACGATTTTTACATAACTGGAATTTAACAATGACACAAGAAAAACCATCGGTTCACAAAAAACTACAACAAGCACGATTCCAATTATCACAAATTGAACTGAGAAAATCAGCAAAAAATGACTACACCAAACGGCCTTATTTTGAACTGGCCGATTTCATGCCGCAAGTCACTAAAATTTTTAATGAAGTCGGACTGTGTGGAGTAGTAGACTTTGGCGACAAAGCCGTTTTAAACATTCACGATACAGAAACCGATAACGTCATAAAATTCACCTCTGAAATAGTTCCGGCAGGGTTAAAAGGCGCAACGCCAATCCAGGAGCTAGGGGCAGTACAATCATATCTTCGCAGGTATCTTTGGATGCAGGCTATGGACATCACCGAGCATGATTCCGTGGACGCCATTAACAACGAAAATGAACTAAAAGAACCCGTCTACTATCCAGATAAAAAGTTCAGCACCAACAAAGCGCAATGGAAAAAACTCATTGAAGACGGCAAACAAACCCATGCCGCCATTATAGGACGAGTAGAATCCAGCGGTTTAACGCTTACTGATCAGCAGTTAATTACTATACAATCTTGGGAAGTTAATGAAAATAATTAACATTATCCAGGGAGACGATGCGTGGCATCAACACCGTCTAAACTACTTTAACGCCAGCGAAACGCCCGATGTCCTCAACTGCGGTTACTGTTCACGCGCTGCTCTATTGCAGAAAAAGGCGACCGGCATCATCCCGGAAGTCAGCTCATTCACCCAACGCATTTTCGATGACGGCCATCGTTTTGAACGACTTGCAAGACCGTTGGCTGTGGAAATTATAGGCGAGGATTTATACCCGGTTGTGGGGACAAAAGGCAAGTTCTCGGCATCGTTCGACGGGCTTACCATCGGGGACAATATAGCGTTTGAACACAAAACTTTAAATAACGCCATCAGAAATGCCTTAACTGTTGACGACCTGCCAAAGAAATATCATACGCAAATGGAACATCAACTCTACGTATCGGATGCTGACAAATGCCTATTCATGGCAACACGATGGGACGCTAACGACGAATTGCTGGAAGAAAAACACTTCTGGTATGAATCAGATCCAGTCTTACGTGAGGACATAATAGCAGCATGGAACCAGTTTGATATTGATCTTAAGAGCTATCAACACGTTGAAGTCATAGAACCTCCAAAAGCCGAGCCGATTAAAGACCTTCCAGCGGTAATTGTACAGGTATCAGGCGCACTGGAGCGGTGTAACATAGACGAAGTTAAGCCCTTATTCGATAAGTTTTTAGCCAATGCTATTACTGACTTGGTTACTGACGAAGATTTCGCACAAGCAGAGGCAGAAAGCAAGATTGGCCGGGAAACCGCGAAACGCTGTATTGCAACCGCTAAGTCTGTAGTTGATCAAACCCTGTCAATCAGTGAAGTTACGCGGGAACTGGAAAACTACGCAGCCAAGTTTAACGCTATCGCATTACAACAGGAAAAGGCCGTAAAGACGCAAAAAGAAGCACGTAAGGTGATGGCAAAGGCCGAGCGTGAACAAGCGTTTAAAGCGCATGTACAATCCTTGAACGATGAAATCAAACCTATAACCTTGTCGGTGACTGTGCCGGATTGGTTAGGAGCAATGAAAAGCCAGCGATTATTATCATCGTTGTACTCCAAGCTGGATGATGCTTTAGCTGACGGAAAAATCAGAGCAGACGCAGCCGCACAAGATATACGTGTGAAGCTGGCGTGGTATACCGAATATGTGACGGTAACGCAATTCCTTTTTCGAGACCTTCAAAACATAATCACCAACAACGGACTGGAAGCGTTTCAAAGCATTGTTAAAACCCGCATTGAAGCCTATGCTGTGGAACAAGAATTAAAAATTGAAGCCGAGCGCAAACGTATACAAGCTGAAGAGCAACGTAAAGCAGAAGAAAGAGCCGCTAAGATCATTAAAGATGAGGCAGATAGGGTTGAAGCATTACGTGTTAAAAAGCAATTAGAAATTGAATCAATGCAACGCCAAGAACTTAAAGATCGTGCAGTAGAATGTGTAGTAATACGCAAAGAAGAGCAGGAAAAAATTCTGCACGATATTGGGGTTAAAAATTTAGAAGAATCTAATCGGATTGCAAGAGCAGAGCAACAGATTGAATACGTAACTATAAGATTCACTCGTAAACAAGCGGAATTTCTAAGAGAAATGCTATATTATGTGCAGGATGATGGGCCTAGTGGAAATGGTTGGGCAAGCAAAGAACTTGAAAGTCTACGTATTATTGTTGACGACGAAATTGAGTATGTTAATATACAAAACGAGAAAACGAAATGATTGGCACGTTAATATTATGTGGAATAATTATATATATCGGGACATTCTTAGTATTTTGTGGAAAATGGTATGGAGGTATTCTTGTTTTATTGCCGCCATTCGCACTAATGGTGTCACTATATTTTAAAAATGGTGGCTCTATATTTTAAAAAAGAGGATTTAAATAAATGATTTCGAGCAAAGAACGACGAGTTATATTTGAACAGGCATTAGTAAGTGAGAGTAATTCCCAGGAAAGGTGTTTGTGGATGTCATTTTGCGACACAGAGAAACCAAAGGGGCAGCAGTTTATAGGCGTTGTGATTACACACGCTAAGGGCATTGCGCACGCCATCGACAAGACGCACAAACTTGGGATTAATCCAGGCGGTGAAGTATTTTCGTATGAGACGGATGCAACCGATATTGACTTAGCACACTTCGACATTCTTCTATCGAAAGAAGACCTAATCACTGCTGGATATGTTTAACCCATGACATCTTAACCATGCCAACATAGGCATAATTCCCTTGCCTATCTATTAAAATTTGCGGTAATCTATACGCTACTTTAATAGATAGGTATAACAATGAGCATCATACTATTCGGGTCCACAAAGGGAGGTGTAGGCAAATCAACACTATGCGCCAATGTTGCCGTCGCACTTGCGGAACAAGCTTATGACTGTATGATCGTTGACGCTGATCAGCAGGCGAGTATTACTGGATGGTGGGCTGACCGCAAGATTGATTACCCCGACAAAACAAAGATATGGTGCATTCAAAAGTACCTGGAAATAGATACAACTCTGGAGGACTTGTCTACCCGATACCAGCATGTTTTAGTTGATGTTCCTGGGCGATCATCAGAAGAACTAAGGTCGGCATTAAGCGTAGCTGACATAGTGATAATACCAGTCAAGCCAAGTAAGTTTGACATGGATTCATTTCATCAAATGAATATCTTAATCAGCAAAGCTCGCGGCATCAATAAAAAGATGCAATGCTACGCAGTCATAAACTTAGCGCCAACGAATCCGAAGGGTACAGAGATAGAAGAGGCACGTAGTGTTATTGCACTTTACCCCGATGTAACCCAATTACAGCAAAATATATTTGACAGAAAATGTTACCGTGATAGCATAGCACTAGGATTAAGTGTGCTTGAGCTGCCTGAAAAATCAAACAGCATCAAGTTGGCACAAAATGAAATTAGAGCACTTGTTAAAGAGGTAATAAAAAATGACTACTAAAAATGTAACAAAATTCAGGACTCCGCAAGAGCTTGAACAAAGGAAGGCGTTTATTCGAGGTGAGCAGGAAGCAGAACTTACATCATTTGCCGATATGAGCAAAATGAATGCCGACGAACTGGCTGATAGAATGGAAAGCATCTACAATCAGTCACAACTAATGATATGGATGCTGTGTATGCACATTCGTGATAGGTTCGGTTCTGATAAGGATCTTGGTGAGTTTATTAACAACTTGCGAATCAAAAACCCTTATCACCCATTATGTGTGGTTACTCAACAAGCTAGAAACCGATATGTACATGCCGGTAGACTGGCAGCAAAACTTAAGATTACAGACTTTGACACTGTAGGAATCTCGCCAACAGCGTTCTATGCAATTGCATCACCAAAGAACAAAAATATCGCAGATAAAGTATTTAATCAGGTTAAACGTAAAAACCTTCCGGTCGATGAAATATTCAGGATTATCGAGCAGGAAAGCGCAATACCTGAAGCTGATGAGCAAGCTCTTGAAGTAATGGACTACGACAAGCCAAGATCAGTGCTGCGTTCCGTAAAGGTGTTTGGAAATGTAGCAGAAGACGCTATTATTGAAGGCGTAAGCGAATTAATAGAGCAGGAAGTAGCAAAACATGAAGTAGTTGCGCCAGTAATCTTAACCGAACCGGAAGCGACTAGTGTTAGTTACAACAAATTATTCATGCAAGCTAAGGAAGAACCTATCGAAGTGACTATAAATGATGAGCATGTTAAACATGACTGGAGGATTGACGGCGATAGGCGTAAGCGGCACGATGAAAAGTACGCGCATAGCCCATTGCATGAAATAAGTGCTGATGATTTGTTGCTAGAACTTGCCGCGAGGCGTGAAGGTAAACCATTCGATGACATCAAGTCAGACTTAATGATGTTTGTTGAACGTTACGACACCAGCTTTACAGAGCTGGAAAAACTATTTGATGCCCTGAAAAAATGGGCAAAAACAATGCAGGCTTAGGATAATAAAATGGAAATAAAAATTTTAATATTTGTAATAGGGGTATTTGTTACATTCTTGTTTTTTAATGCGGTGTTTAGTTATGATAGGAAATGTAGAACTAAAGATTGGATGATGAATTTACCTTCGTGGTACGATCCTTTTAAATAAGAACGATAAAAAGCATAAAACAAAGGAAAAATAATGACTGAAGGAATAAAACCAAAAACTAGATCGCTATCTGATACAGTTGATGCTGCAATAAAAAATATTGAACTTCATATTAATCTTGAGACTGGAGATTTTATATGTTCAAATCACTTGCTAACAGATTTTGCAATTCCACAATTAAAAGAGGCTATTGCTAGGCTAAGAAGATAAACCATACATAGCATAATTAGGAGAATTAAAATGGGAATTGAAGATATACCGATGGTCAATAATTTGAAATTTGACAGCATCACATACAGGCAATCTATGGGTAAGATATACGCTTTTGTAACCTGTATTGATGTGCAATCTAGCGGCAAGGGTAAAAACAAAAAACGTTATTGGGGTGAGGTTTCCGCTTTCAATGATAGCGATGAAATTGTTAATGTAATTTCTTACGGGGCAAAGTGGGATAAACTACCTTAACTATATTCAGATGGAATAACCCCTTTAATGATACTTATCATCCGGTTGGCACGATTAGTAACCTGCCGGTAATAAGCAGAGTTCTTGATTCCTGCGATAACCGCAACATCGTTATTGGCAAACATGCTTTTTATGGTGTTTTTGAAAGTTAGAATGCCATTAATGCCAATGTTGAAAGCCATATTAATTAGCACTACCCGGTATTTTTCTTGCAAGTCAGAAAATCCAGGTAGTTTCTTATTGATTCCAGAAACAGCTTTTTGAATATCATAATCAAGAAGCTTGTCTGCTTCATCTAGCGTTATCTTGTCACCTATATTAATGTTTCTGTGTAGTATGGATAATGCCTTGTCAGCATCTAAATTATGGCCGTATCCAACAGTTAGCTTACGGGCAGGGCAAAGGTAAGCGGTAAGCCTTAAACCCTCGTCATAGCCAAGCATCTTTCTTAAATCAACCATGCCAATGATTCCCCATTAAATGTCCTTTGAAATCGCTGATGTCGCAGTCATATACCTTCCCGTTGCTATCACGTCTGGACATGGCTTCTATTTTCTGCCTATTCATTGACCCCATAAACCCAACCGGCCCATAATGGTTTATTCTAGGGATATAATAATAGATTTTCATAAAAGCCTTGGCGTCATCACGACGCGATTAATTATTTTATTGCTACGCAACAATCGCAATCACATTTACCAGGACAATAAGCAGGTGCATTGCTTGTCGCACAATCTGAAGCGTGAACATCTTTGCCGCTTGCTAGAACTAAAGCGTATGCAAGCTGTTCTCTTAAATCGCCTTGAACGTTTTTCAGCAGTTCTATCGAGTCATTAATTTCATTGAGATTTTTTTGTATACATTCTATTTTTTTCATTTTTTATTCAGGTCTTGCTTAGTTGAATCTATGATAGTTTCCAGCAAAACAGCATAATCGGTGATGGCTCTTTGACGGTTATATAGACGTTCGTAGACATCCTGACTGACGCACTCCAATTCAGCCGACTTGACCTTTGCCAATACCGGACGTGGTGGTCTGGTTAATTCTGTTTTAAGATATACTGTTTGAATGGTAGGAGCGCACCCTGCAAGTAATCCAGCAAGCAGTAATGCTTTAAAAAGTGTCATTATCAAAGTCCGTTCTAGCGGCTGGTATGTGCGTGTCAATTCTTGCCTGTGCTGCGATATGTTTCTGGTTCAAAGCTTCCTGAACCTTGACCACAGCATCTTCTGTCTTTACTTTTTGCTCAATAACTGCTGTTGCTGATTTTGCAGTCACTTCAGCCGCTTGCGCTCTTACTTGTGCAGTTTCAGTCTTGGCTTTAAGTATCTTGATATAGGCCGCTAACCCAGAGAATATGAGCGCAAGAGCGCCGGAAATATAAGCGTAAATCATAATAACCAACCGTTCAGTAAATAAGCCAGAATCGGGAATACTCCACCAATAACCGTCCATAGGAAATCTAAAAAGTCAGGGGTTCCGCGTTTTGAAATCTCATCATAAAATTCCTTACCTGCCGCTGCTAGCAAGACAATAATTATTGCCGATATTGGACTAATTAATAGCCCTAGTGTAGCCAGCACAACACCAGCCATGAAGTGCAGACGTTTATCTGGTGTTATTAGGTTTGAGATAAAATTAAACATCTTTTTGCACTGCTTCAACAGCCTTGTCAAAACCTACTTTTACCGCATCAGGCGCACAATCAAGTATAGAGTCCGATGTATAACCCGCTGTGAGCGCCCCTACAACAGCGCCTATTGATATGGCTGTGCTTACCGCTGAAAGGCTCATTTCTGCAAATATAATGGCACCGAAAGTATATAATGTAGAAGGAAGATTGCCCTTTAAATATTCCATCAAAGTGCATTGCGTAGTTTTATCGATGTAGAATTTCTTGAAATAATGGGCATAAGCACCAACAAATCCAAGCATGATAAAAAGTCCTGCCATAATTAATTCGTTCAACTGTGCGTCTCCTTAAGAGTGTAAATTGGATCAGGCTTGTTAGCCAGTAGATTAATAGCCGACATGCTATCTGGCAGAGTTCGAGTCAACTGATCAAGCGAAGGTTTGAATGGAAATGATGCTATTTGCACGCCGTCTTTTTTTAAGAGCCAGGACATTATAATTGCTCCAGGCTAGTTTTAAATTTATTAATATCCTCTGGATAACTGATGTCGTCAGGAAAATCATATTTAGCAACAATCTGATTCAAGTCTGACCTTTGTAAGCCATGATCAAGCGCCCATAATCGTGATCTAATAATTTTTAATCCTAGAAGCCTATTCTTGTGTTCTGATCTTGTATTAGATACAATCACCGTTTCTCCAGTAGGTATATGAGTTATTTTTACTGCATTATTGATATTCCAAGAAGCTAACATGATGTTACCGGAATGAGTGATGGATGTGCGTATTATACCACACTTTGCCATCACTCATTATGCGTGAGCTAATTTTGAACATGTATAAAAAACCGATTGTTCCTATGGTTTACTATATGTATAGATTTATTTGATTCTTCGCGGAAAGTTTAATTTAGCCGTATCTCCATAATATTCAATTGCTTTTTCATCATAAGCTATTGCAGCATCTATAGGATTATCAAATCTACCTAAATAAAATGATATGTTTAATTTTCTTGAGCATAACGCAGCCTCATATTTATTTTTTTTAAACCTAACTCCTATATATCCAGTTTTATTATTTAAACGAAGTGTTGTTTTAATATTATCAGGAGCGTTATTTTCTCGCTTCCAGTGATGCCCTCGTCTTATATGTGATATTGTAGTCGGAGTAACACTAAACTTTTCTGCTAATTCAACACCATTTAATTTAGAAGTTCTAATCTCTTGTACATCATATTCAGTTAAAACACTGCTTGGATTGTTTCCACCAAATAATGTACGATTTTTATTAGCCGCATCGGCCATATTATCTAAATAAGTTCCTAAAAATAAATGATCTGGATTGACATTATTCCTACCTAATTCTTCATATTTATGACATACACACATTCCTTTAGGTATTTCTCCATAACGCATTATGTATGCATACCTGTGTGATGAAATAGCTTTACCATTAAACCAAAACTGACCATAACCGTTACCTGACATACCTCCAATCCATAACCATGCCTGAGTGTTTTTATCAATAGTGACATAATTCATAAATCTCTCATTATCAGTGAGCTTATTTAATTCAGTAGTACCAGATATACGCATTCTTGAATAATGCACTGAACATAAATTTTTTACATAATTATCATTTGCACAACCCGCAACTGAACATAGCTTTTGCATACATTTACCCTATAATTAAAGCTACATTATACCACGAGTACAGGGTTTATTCAAATATATTAATTAATTTGTTTTCAAGCGTGGATTAACTTCAGAGTCTTTAGCGTATTCCTGCATTTGCAAATATCTTTGCTTAATAATTTCATTATATTCTTTAAAAATATCTTGGCGTTCTTGCTGTGTTAAATTACGATCTTTTAATAACCCGGTTCTACGTGCTTTCACATCCTGAATTTCATACTTCATTCTACGTATATTAGCAGCCCTGCTTTCATCAGGATTTATTGAGTACAAGTTTACCCCGGCAAACCTTAACAAAGCCTGTGTCACTGTCGTTTTAGGTGCGCCGGTTTTCTTGTCAACATAACCTGTAAGAGCCTCGTGCAACTTGCCTGCTGCGCCTATGTCGGTTATCCAGGTAGGCATTGCCATACGGTACAGATAACCCATAAGTGCTGCCATCTGTTTTTCAGGCGGATCGCGTTCATCCATAATTTCTTTTTGCGTAAATGGGTCTATGCCTGTTTTTGCTGCGGTAATTAAATCAGGCAATGGCCCACCCAATAATCCAGAACCTTTAAAGGCTTCACCAATATCACCATTAGCTGTATTCTTTGCAAGTTCAGTCCATTGCGTCCAAGGGAAGAAATAGCCAAAATCCATTGCCTCCCAATTACCGGATGAATCTTTGTACGGCAATATATAAGCATGTCCCTGTTTCTGTAGCCATTCAGGCAAAGCCTTTTTCAGCTTATCAACATCGTCATCATCAACATCCGCTGAACTGGCTATAAGAGCAGTCAGAACGTAAGGGATGGCGATATAAGGCGCAAACCGTAAAGGATGCGTAGTGGCTACCTTTACCATTTGCGGCAATGCTTTAATCGCAAACGTAAGAAACGGTGAACCTACCGGAGCATTGCGTAAATACCTTACTGAAGGGCTAACCAGAGAGTAATCAAACAATGCCTCTTGAGCCGCCAATATAGCATCTCCTTCAGACTTACCTTTCTTCATCTCGTCAATAATCTTGGCAGTCTTGAATATGGCTTCTGATAACTGATACATATCTCCGGTTTTATCTACCAGCTTTCCGAACAGGTTGCGGACATGCGCCCAGGAATAGTCCCCTTGCGTCTGTGCTTGTAAGTCTAACATTTCCCGGTCGATACGCGGCAATTCCTTGGCGGCGAAGGTCGATTCAGTGACGCCGTATTTCTTGGCTATCTGCCAGTAACGTCCATTGCTGCGAATATCCTTGATGGCTTCTATGACACGGGTAGGAACCATGTGAAAGGATACTCCTGACAGATGTAACAACACGCCGTTAGAGATAAAGTTACGTATCTGACTCGGAGGATTTGCCGCCACTTTTGCCCATTTCCACCATTGCGTTGCTTTAGTAATTAATCCACCATTTCCTAACAGCTTTTCGGCGTTGGATATATCTCCTGCATTTATCTGTGATGCTCCAATAATGTCATCGTAAATTTCTGACTTAACCAGCAAACCTCGCATAGCGCCATAACGTTTAATATTAGGGATGCGTTTCCAGCCGTCCGGTACGTTTTCGTAACCTTCAAGTGCTTTGTCGGCTTCTTCATCCATGTTGTTTGCCAAGTCCAGTGCTTTAAACTTGTTTTCGTCTGTGTAATAAATAGCTTGTTTACGGATGGTTTGCGCTTCGGATTTAAGCCAGTACGGTGTTACCTTCTTGCCTTTCCATTCGATCAATGATTCAGGCAATATCCATTGATTGTTTTGTGATATTTCACTTAACCAATCAAGTATCGCCATATCGCGCATTTGCACCGCATAGCCCTTCGATGCAAGATAACCAGGGTCATTTATAGGCCCAAGCGATAACGCCTTGTCATCAGGCAATAAAACGCCTGTTTCGACATCGTGCAAATGAACATCACCATTAGGCGCAACCTGCCATTGATAAGAACGGTTTTTCAGATAGACTAATGATGAAGGTTTCTTGCCGGTTCCCAATGCCGCAATATCCTGATCCTTGAGCATGAATCTTAAGTACAGTTGCGGTAAATAGCCACCCTTGTTTTTAGCGTATGTTTCCTCACTTAGCAATCCCTTGTCAACCATTTCCTGCCCAATATCAATAAACAGGCTCTTGGTATCCTCAGCCTGCCTACGTAATTCAGGATTAGCAATACTTCCTGAATTTGCATCTTTGGTAATCAGGTAATGCAATATTTTTGCCTTGTCCTCCCCCGCAGACTTGAATGTATCATAAAGGTTACGCGATACCAAATCAATGTCAGCAATCTTTCCTTGAGTGAGGTATCTTGTTTTCAGATATTCGTTTTTATTGGTTAATGTGCCTAATGGATCAAAAACATTTAACCAGTCATGCACCTTATCTATAATGCCAGTTGCGCGTTGCCCAAAATCGGTTTGCATAGCATCTTCAATAGTAGACGCCATGCTGTAGAGAATGTTGTTTGATTGTTCGCTAAATTCTCCAGTGTTGCCGATTGCGGATTTGATTTGGTTTGGGTTAAAAGCAACGTATGTTGTTGATGGTTTTCCGCTAGTTTTGCCAACTCCATTATCTACTATTCTGGTAACGATAACACCATCATATTTTCCAGATTCTTTTGCAATCCTAGCTATTTCATTAATATTTTGATACTCGCCATTATAAAGAATCTCACGCCAATTATCTCCTTTAGCACTTACTTTAAGTGGTTTCTTAATATTCAAATATACAGGCATTACATTGGCGTTATCTTTGTATTGCTCAGAAAAATCACCTCTCCATTTAACTGTGTAACTAGACGCTACTTCAGGATCATCGTTAAAAAAGAATGTTCCGTTTGGAGCACCTGTTTTGGAACTTTTTCCAGATAAAACTGCGTCAAATTCATCGAAATTACCAGACATTACTTCGCCGAGATTGCCAATATTCCGACCAGTTCCGTGATAAACCCTAACAGGACGACCCTGTTTATCCAAAGCCTTGCTATCACTAAAACCATTCCAAAAATTCCTCAACCCTTCCTCAGTCGGATGAATCAGCTTTCCGTCACTGTTCTTTGTTGGCCGCTCTACACCATCGATGTTGATAGTATCGCCGCCAGACCATTTTTCACGGCTTGGATTCAAGCCATCATATTTACTAAACTTAACTGACTCTCCAGAAGTTTTCCATCCAGGCAAAGACACAGGTTTAGCTACTTCATTACTAACCTTACCCTTGTTTACCACATCATCAGCACTGAACACAATGTAATCGTAATGAGTTCCGTCAGTTCTGCCTTTATAGATGTCAAGCAATGATTCGTTGATCTTGTTGCCGCGTATGCCGATTGACAGCAAATGTTCGGAAGCCGCTTTATCAGATCCCAGTTGCTTACTGAAGGCGTCGTAAATTTCCCGTCCTGTTTGCGCCATAACATCATCAGCCTGCAACACTGCATCAGGCAGGTTTCCGTATAACGCAGAATTAATATAATCGCCCTGTTCGCTCAATGGCTTACCCAAGTCCATGAAATGATCTTTTTCAGGCTTTATTTCAACGTTATAAGTTGCACCTTTGGCTTCTTCGACAACAAACTTAAAGCCATTGTCTTTCCAGTATTTAGCTACTCCATTCAGATTTTTACCGGCATTAAATGATTTTTCAAAATCACCCCTAAAAACTGGGTCATTCACCAGCTTCTTTACTAGATTTTCTTGAGCTTTAGTGAGATAATTATCAATCTTGCCATTACTGAAAATATCCGGTAATTGTGACTTTTCATAGAACCTTCCATGGGCATCGGTTAAGAAATAATGCTCCCCTCCTAATATGTCCCTGTAGAACTTACCTATTTCGTTAAAGTCCGAGTAATAAAGTCCGAATCCGTTAGTTTGCCGTCCGGTTCCTGTGCCGACCTTGCCCATATCGAACTTGTCTATGTTGGCTCCACTCTCTCCGGTTCCGTGCCATGCTGGAAATAGGCCCATCACTTTCCCATTCCAGATCACGATCTGATCTCTGTCACTGACATCCTGTGTTACGCTTGGCTCTATGGCTTTACGATCGGCTGCGGTCATGGCTTGACGTGACTGAGTGTTACGTGCTTCAACTTCACCAGCTAGTTTATGATAAGCAGCATAAGCCTCTTTCGTATCGTAGGTTTTTAGCGACTTTACTTTTTCTTCTAATTCTTGAACTTTTTTCAGCAGGATTTTAGTCTGTTGAACCTGTCCTTTAAACCGCTTAGCTTGTGATGCCTTCTCAAAATCACGCTGTGCTTTGAGGGCTTGTTTTTGCAAGTCTTTAATAGCCGCTATAAATTCTGATTCAGAAGTAAATCCCTTGGTAAGATAGGTTGATCCATTGAGATTACCTCCGCTGGAAAACCCCTCAGTATGCTGAACAGCATGTTGTAGCTCATGAAGAAGAATTGACATGACATTAGACATAGGCTCATCCTCGCCTATTTCAATCATTGCAGGATCTACCGAACTGGCAGACGAATAACTTGCTCCTGATTCATATTGTGTCGTTACTGCTATGTCTGCTAACCCAGGATAGGCAGCAAACAGCTTGGGATGCTCAAGTATATCGCCTACCGTAACGCTTCCAGTAGCTTTAAATTGGTCATTATGTATGCTGCCAAACGATTGTCCCTTAGTCGGCCACGGTTTTTTAATGGACGCTTCGCTATCGTCAATCTCAAAGCGATATTTACCGTCTTTAGCTTGATGCCAGCCGGTCTCTTGGCGTACTCTTTCTTTGTTATTAGCTTTTGCTATTTTGACTAACTCGTTTCTTTCTTGCTGTTGATCGGAAATAAATGTTTCAGCTTCATTCTGAGTTAAGAATCTATCAACATATTTACCGTTCCTTGATACTTGAAACTTTAATTTACCGTCATTACCTTTATCAGTGATGGAATATTCGTTATCATAACCTATGTCTTTTATTTGGCTTAACGCATCGTTATATAGCTTCAAGCGTTGCTGTGCAGTCTCCAAAGCGTACTTGTCTGCGGTCTGTGCGCGTTCACCGGCAAAGCTAAACAATGGCATACCTTCGTCGCGTATCTTTGCTGCCATAGAGGGTGTGATGATTAGGGCGGGTTGCTTTCCTCTTCCTTCCTTTAGCAAACCTCTATAATTATCTGCTTCTATGTAGCTATTGAAGCGTGGGCCTATCTGCTGATATTCCGAGCCTTCAAGCCAATATTCTGTACCATTACTTGCTACCCTGCCGCCTATTTCTTCTAGTATTACCATACCAGCAATCTCAACACTCCCCACTTTGCCGCCGAACTTTTTGGCAATATCTATAGCTGCCTGAGTGATTAATGATGGCTTGCCTTGAGCGTCCATGCCGGTTTCGTCGCCGTACATGGTTTGCGTCCAAGCCCCGCCTATATCGAGATTGACTCCTTCTATAGAATGCGCGGTTGGGTTCTCTTGTATCCGGTCAGTCAAAGGTTTTCCTATCACATCAGCTAAATCTTTGCCTACCCAGCTATTATCAGATGCAGTGCCTATCTTGCCATCCCTATTAAGAGTTATTACAATTTTCTCGTCATCGTTTACAGGAAAAAGCTGTATCACTCTGGATATTGCTAAATCCGGTTTAAAAGCCCCCGCACTTATTTTCTCTATACTCTTTGACAGCGAGTAGAAATCTGCTTGCTGGCTTCCGGTTGTCCACGCCACAAAGCCTTTGCCTTCGTCTATCGCCTGCGAAACGGCTTTTTTCATCAATAGCGAGATATAGGCGTCGGTGGCTTTGTTGTTTTTGTCGGTTATGAAAGGTGCTGGCGGGACAGCGTCATAACGCTGCTTGGCTATTTTGGCATTAAGAATTATTACCCCCCAAAGTGCGGCGTCTTCTTTTGTGCTTTTTAGTATTTTTTTACCCTCACTGCCTAAAAGAAGATTTCCGTCTCTATCTTTTACGGTAAACATCTTTTCGTTTCTATCATCAGAGACTACTTTATAATCTTCCGGCAACTTTTCGATCTTTTGGCTCGCGAACGAAGGGCCTTTAAATCCCTTCGTCCGTCCATGCTGCCCCCGCTGGCTTTGAAACTCGTTGACAAATATCCCCTCGTTGCCGTTGCTGTCGGTGCGCGAGTCCATGCGCATCCACATGACTTGTTTGCCCTCGCCAACGTCTCCGTAGTGAGTGCTATCGCTTTCGTTATATTTCTCAACCGTCGGTATAGTCACCACAATCTCTCTGGCGTTCTTGCCGCCTGGGACTACGTAGTTGCTGTTGGCGTATTTGGGTTTACCCTCTTCATTACTTAGGTACTCTATTGCTTCTTCCCTTGTGTAACCTTCCCCCATTTCATCATCCAAGAAAACTTGTATTTCAGCCTCATCAGTTTCACTAAGTACCACATCAACCGTCTTAACCGTACCCGACTCGCGCATAAACGCATCCATATCAGCCTGTGTTACCTTCTCTTTAGCTGCGGCTTTTATATCCAGATAGTCATTAATCCCACTCCAGTAAATCTCATCCGGTTTCACACCAATCTTCCCCACGTTACCGCTATTGTTCAGCCATTGTTTCAACACGCTAGGCGTAGCAAACGCGGCTTTGGGTATCTTGTTGCTTAGAATCGCCCTGTGCAAAGCCGAGTAGAAACGTTCTGATTGCGCACTTGCCAACAAGTTTCCACTGTCAGCAAAGTCTGGGTCGAATGCGGCAAAGATGCTGCGGATTTGGTTGGGTTCAAAAACAACGGCAACCTCATCTTTTCCTTGCCGCAAATCTATGCCATCATTACCTTGTGATTTAGCAATCTCGATAATATCTCTTTTGTTCATATCAAGAAAATCTTGGGGATGTCCTTCGTCGGAAAAAGGATCATCTTTATTCAGATCGTATGAATAAATAGCGTCTTTAGTGGTATATGGGTTTTGTATGGCTAGAAATATAGGCATAATATTAGGAGATCCTTCTTTGCTTGATGCGTTCTTAGCATAAGCACCTGCTGAATATTGACCTTCATATAATTCTTTTTTACCATTTCCGTACTGCACTTCCTCATGAGCCGTATTGGATGTAAAGAAAAACCCCTCTTCATCAACATTAAAGTTCTTCCCTATCATATCGCTATCGAACGCTTTAATATCGCTTCCCGTTCCGTGATACCAAATCTTACTGGTATCAAAGCCCATCGCCTGAGCTCTACTAATCCTAGCTTCCTGCGACATATCCAAGCCCTTTTCTTTAGCACGTAGCCATTCCTTAGCCTCTCCAGCACTACTTCCTTTGTAGCCCTGATTGCTGGCTTTGGCTATTACATCACCACTGGATATTAAAGCCTTCTCCTGCATCTTCAACTCAGTCACAATACCCTTTGCGACTTTGGTCATGGCAAGCTCTCTTGACAGAGACGGATTCGCCTTCATTAGATCGGAGGCTTCGGTTCTTACACGGGTAAGGTCGATTACATTACGGTGACGGATTAAGCAAGTTACGGCTGTGGACATTTTTTATCCTGATGTTTTGATATGAGACATTATAACACAATTAAGCCGCTGCTAAACATGCGATAAAATCCTGATACCCTATGATTTTATCGCGTATTTCCGCTATTTTAGCCTTAACGCCAAATGAATCGCTTTGTACCTTAGCTCCCATCTTAGCCAAAGCGTTAAGGTCGGCTGCGGTAAGTTCGTCTGGAGAAAAGCCCATTTTCAACATAGCCATACGAATTGAGGCTATCAGATCCTTAATGAGTTTGACGACATGAGCAGCGAGTGATTTAGGATTGGTGTTGTACAGGGTTATTTGATACGCCATAAATTCTTCAAGCTGGTCTGCAATCTGTGTCTTGGCGTTAATAACACGCTTAGCTGCTGCATTTTCCTGTGGTGATGCGTTGCCCTCAACCGCAAGAGAAAAACGCTCCTGCATGGCTTCCTGGAAGGAATTGACTGCTGCTTTCAGGATTGGATTGGTGGCGAGGGCACGATGAAAAAGCTCATGTAACAGAATGCCATGCACATTACCTTTATTAATTGAATCGGCAATCAGATAAATCGTACCATTGTGATAGAGAGCCTCAACACCTGATAGATCATCACCATTTTTGATTGCCTGACTTAAAGCATTGCCTTTTCCCAATAACTCTGTCGGAAGCTGGCTAACCGATTGCACCACAACCAGCTTATTTGCGCCAAGCATCTTGCGCACCATTCTAGGAAGCCATGACTTAACTTCCGCAATTGTTGATTTTTCCGTGTGACTTGAGCCTTTGCTGAATATTCCCTTAAGACCGCCTTGTGTGACTAGCGAATTTGCCCTAGATAAAACGTGTTCCAGTATTCTGGGTCTTTCGCTGCTCTCGCTTGATATAAGGGAGCGGATGAAAATTCCTCGACGAGTCGTAGCCTCACCTGCTCTTGCGTTTCCCGCCAATGCTTCAGCTCCTGTTCGGTCATAATTTCGCCCGTTCGGTTGTGATGAATCATTCGTGTAAAATCGTCGTTTGTTAAAATCGTATCTTGCATTTTTAATCTCCGGGAATGAGTGTTCAATGTTTGTTACGAAAGTATGAATTAAAGCCTTGGTTCTGTCAACATCATTTCCAGTCCATTTTAACGGCGCTATCCCAAGCTTTGCATTACCCTTTAACTGAGTCTCACCCGGTTCCATAAAATCAGTGGTTCCGAAGCGCAATGCCAGTGATAGCATAGCTGACGTGCGTCTAATGGTAGCATCATCACTCATTGAAGTCGGATCAGCAATAAATACATTGCCCGTATTGTAGGCATAGTTTCCTACCGCAGCATATACCGCATCACCACGTTCGCCGGTGCTAAATTTGCTAACATCAATCCATAGCTCATTGCCTCTGACATAAACATCAAACCGCTTGCCAAGTGCGTTTCTAAATAACACTTTCTTATCTGCGCCAAAATCTTCATCAGGATTTTGAATAGCTTCCTCTCCGATATATTTAAAGTCTGGCGCTATATCCTTCATTACTACCTGTATTGTAGTCGCCTGACTTACAGGATAACGGAACATCTCATCAACTTCCGCAAGCTCATTTAGTACTTCTTGAGCAAAGGCCGTATCATTTGACTTGCTAAACTTATTTCCTTCACGGTACTTGACAAGATCCTTCTTCTGGAGTACACTTCTTTTAGCGTAGTTGTTGCGCCCCTGCCGACTTGGGAAAACCGTCTTGTTACGGATATTGGGGCCTGCACTGCGGCTTCCAGAGCCTTGAGTAAGGTAGGTATTAGCACCAAGCAATTGCAGCTTGGCAGTCCTGCGCAATTCAAGGCTTTTTTCTTTGTCAAAATAACGCAATAACCCGTCTTGCAGCCATCTATTGATCACTTTATTATCTGTTTGCGAATCATAGCCGTTGACCAGAAAATTAGCAGTTAAGCCGCCTACATCTGCATTTGGCTCTATGATAATCTTTATCAGTTTGCCATTGAGAGTTTCTGGTGCGATAACCACAAGCCTGCCATCAACAGTATCGGAATCGAATACTAATGATGGGTCATCCATCCATTCCGGTATTTTCTTCCAATGATCTTCTTTGAGTCCGTGATTGTACTTGCCATCAATAACCTTGCTTTCATTTAGATAAACCGGCTGGTTATTGTATCCTAGCATATCTAGCATATCAGATTTATCCAATACCTTAATACCATGAATATTTGCTTTTTCATTTGCGAATAACTCATCTATCCTGGCCTCGTAGTTTTCCTTAGTTGTTTGCGAACGGCTGAATTTTAGCGAATCGTCTCCTGCCTGCTCTGCCTTTTCAATAACAATCAGTCTAGCATTTACCGATGTATTAACTGGTAATGAAGGATCATTAAAGGTTCCAGATGGAAGTTTTTCCTCAGTGCCGCCTACTTGCTCCAGCCAATCCCTGAACGCTTGCGCTTTCTTATCGCTGCCAAAGAATACACCTTCGCCCATAATAGCTACTAAACGTCCTCCAGGATTTAGTAAATCATAAGCATGTTGTACATGGGCTGAATCTCTTCTATCGCCAAAAGGAGGATTCATGATAATCCTATCGTACCCGCCCTCGTTGAACTCCATGAAATCACTACCAACTACATTAAACCCCTTGGCTTCCAGCAATTCCTTACGGCTGTTTGATAGCTCGATAACATCCGGTTCCACTCCTGCTTCACGGATTCTTTCGGCAATATGGCCCATCCCGGCTGAAGGCTCAAGAACGGTCATACCTTCCTCAATACCTGCGGTTGCAATCATTTCATCTGCAACATTAGCAGGAGTTGGGAAGAAATCTAAGCCGTCATTTTGACGACCGACCATAGCCCTTTCCATTTCCTTGATCTTGTCGGCTTCTTTTGGGGCTTCACGCAAACCGATAAATTCACGAATGGCAGCACGTAATTCGGCGGGTGTTTCAATCCCCAAGGCTACCAGTCTTTTGCGCTTGTCAAAAGCATTTTCTAACTGCCAAGGTACGGATATTTTAGCGCCGCGTCTTTCGGCTTTGCCTATCTTTTGAACCAGCTCATTACCAAAGTCTGCTGATAGTGTGATGCGCTTATCGTTATCACCTTGCCAAATACCTTGCTTAATCGCTTCGGCTGGACTTAGGATAATCAAATTCTCGCCACGTTTGAACGGCAATACAATGGCCTTACCCTTAAACCCGCCTTTCAGTATCGCGGCTTCAGCAAGCGGCTTGGTAGGTATAGATGCTAATGCCGTGCCACCTTTCATGGTGAATGTGTGAACCTTGTTTAAGTTCTCTTTGGCAAATTTCAAATAGGCTGCGTTGACATCATCAGCAACTTCCATCATGCGCTTGCCAAGCAGTTTGGTTCCTTCGGTTTCCAACAATGCACGTCCTAAACGGGAAAGGTCTGAACGCATAGCTGTGTAATTAGGGAACTCTACATAATCGGCTGTTTCCTTAGTGGGCGATTGTTGTCTTAATTTTTCCTGTTCACCATATGTTTCGTGTTTTGTTGTAGCCTCAATGTAATGTGCGCTATGTACGAATCCCTGCAACATTTCAACCTGTGTTTTTTGACGTACCAAGTCAAGCAGTTTGGCGGTTCCGTTATCAATAGCGGTTGCAATATTACGCATTGTCTTAGCCATAGACTTATCATACTCTGCGTTTGCTTCAGCTCTTGCAGCAATACCTATGCGTCTGGTTGTGTTTGCTCTGCGGTCACGGCTTAACGATTCATCAGCCTTATCTTCCAGCCTATCAGCCATTTCGTTTAAGCGTTCAACTGCGCTTTGACTCTTGTCATCGGCAAAGGAATCACGTCTTTCCTGCATAACTTCTTTAGCTTGCTCTACATCACCACCTAAAAACTTTAAGAAAGCGTCGGCATTGTCGCGTGTTTTAAACGTGAATCCTGGTACTGCGCCATTTCCCTTATACGATGAGTAATAACCACCCAAACGCTTTGCTGTAGCATTCCATTGATTATAAATTTCACGGTCTACGCGGTCATTTGCCTTAACTACGAATAAAGGCTCTCCGGTTTTGGTATGTGTAGTTTCAACGATCTGGCCTTCCGTGGTTTGCGCTACCGCTCTAACTTCAGTTTTTTGTTGCGAGGCTTTGGCTTGGCGTTCTGTTCTGGACTTATCTGCCGCTAGAGTGTCGAATTGTTCACGCTGCTCCGGTGTTAATTCCATACGAGCATTAGCGTAGGTCTTGCCTTCGGTACGTACCTTATAGCCCATGATACGAACATAATCATCCAGAGTTTGCGGGTTCTCCATTCCAGCTACAACTTCTTTTTGTTTGGTAAGGAGTTGTTCTTCCGCTTGTTTTACTTCCCTTGCATAATTCTCAATATCCGCATCGGTAGTTTTATTAACGTCATTACGCAATGAATTGACAAACGCATCTTTGCCCATACCATAACTAAACATTCCGTCTTGTAGCCTATATCCCATTAATATTTGCTGATAAGCATTGCTAACGTATCTGTCTTTTTTGTCACTACTATTTAAATAACCGGCACCATAACGCTTAACAATTTCATCCTTAGATAATTTATTCAGCTCGGCATAGACAGCCTCTTTATTAGCAACAAGGTTTTCAAATTCTGACTTTAATTCTTCCGCTGTTATATTGCCGGTGTTGATGCGTTTATTAATCTCGGTGTGCTTATCCAATAATGCGACGGGTTCCGGCTTTGCTACAGGTTTTCCTTTAGCATTAACCTTGGCGTGTGTTTTGGTTATTTTGGTCAGGTCTTTAGTAACCGCCGATGGTGAACTTTCTTGAAGAGGCGTTGTCGGTGTTGATTCTTGCTCTATCTTCTTTTGTGTAAGTTCATGTAAAATTCCAGTAGATTTAAAAGTTGATGCTAATCCTAAATCCATTTTATATTTATCAGACTGTTCCAAACTAAGCATGTGATCCGTAAGTTGGAACGCTCTACGCTTAGTTTCTTTATTTGCATTATTATTATTTAAGACTGCATAAGCTGTTCCACTTATTAAATCATTATTATCTTTAATGAGTTCCAGTCTATCCATTACGTTGGATAATTCTTTAGATGAATTTGAAACATCTGTTATTTGCCTTAATATACTGTTCTTGCGCAGTATGTCTTGCTCAGAATCGTAAACTTCTGTCCATTTTTTAGGTGTATTATTTTGGAACATTGGGGCGCTTTCTTGTGGCGCTGGCAGTGTTGTTGCTTGACCGTTGCTTGATTCTAATTCAGTTGTAAAGTTATTCTTTACAACTGCTGGTTTTACTTCCTGCTCTTTTTTGCCTTTGATGGCTATTGTTTCTTTTATAATAGCCGCTATACGCTTCCCTGTTTCTGTTTCAGGTGTATATTTCTTTGGTTTAATGTCAGCTAAAGAACCATTCTTTTGTGTTGTATGACTGCCAGCAATCCCCTTACCAATATCAGATAGTAAATTATGCAGAGATTCACTAGATGTTTCTCCGTGTACACCATAAAATGCCTCGTCATAACTCAAACCTTTATCCATGAGTTTTGCGATATTTATTAAATTATCCCTGCCTTTTTTTCTAGTTTCGCTTTGATTAGCATGTTCGCCAATCCGTTGAATTGCGGCATCAAGGTCTTTTCTAATCTGCTTCTGTTCGGTGTGATCTACTTCCTGCTCCTTTTTCCCTTGGTCTTTTTGGTTTTCTGTATTGATCGTGGTTGTGTTCTGGCTTTGCTCAATTGGTTGTTCCTGGGTTAATGGTTTGGTAATGGTTTTAGGCGCAGGCGCAATACCCCATTTTCCAGTAGGCATCTTCTGCGCAACATGATCGTTCGCGTTAGCCTCGGTCGCTACTTTGGGACTGGCTATGGCTTTGTTGGCATAATCTTCAGTGTTGTAACGGTATGGCTTGCTGGTTTTTGGGTTCAGGATAAACGGTAATACGCCGCCATCCTGTTGTACTAGTGCTGGTTTTACGTTAGGTAAAACTTTCTGTGCGGAGACATTAGACGGTTGAACTTGTACCGATCCAGTTTCGTCATTAATACCTGCTGTCTTTTGTGTGTCCAGCACAGACTGCGCTGCGCTATCAGTTTCCTGATTATTCTTGGCCGTTTGTGTTTTCGTATCATTTTGTAAGTCCGGGTAATCTGCAAATAACTTATCTCGCTGCTTAATGGCTGTGTCTAACCTTAACTGCCTATCTTTAACGCTTTTATCTTTCTCTTGATCGCTTACTCTTTCGTTGGTAGATCGGCCCCAATTAACCTCGTTTTGCGCCCGATCTATTTCAGCATTAATAGCTTTAATAGCAACGGTTCCTTTAGCGTTTTTTACCGCCTTTTGCTCATCTTCCTGTTCTTTTAATCCTTTAAGTACTTTTGCGCTATATTCTTCACTCTGTTTTGCCAGTTCAGCTTCTTTTACTGCGTCTTTTTCAATAGCGTTTTCACCGTAATGCTTGGCAAAATGGTACTGTTTACCCGTATCCTGACTATCAATAACGTCCTTCGGTATCTTATTCCCGGCTTTTGCACTCGCTTCTATAGCCGCATAATGTTCGTCGATAAGATGACTTTTCATATTATCGAAGTCGCTTTTATTGCCTATTTCTTTCTCTGCATAGGCAAGGTATTCGGGTAAAGTTTGTTGCCAAGGCTGTTTTAATCCCTCAGATAAATCTCCATTCTGGTTGGATGGCTGCGCTTGTTCGCTCTTTTGTGCATTGTACTTTTGTCTAAGATATTCACCAACAACATCAATTTTGTCATCATCTATATGTTCTATTTGTGATGGCGTATATTCGCCCACAACATCATTCATTGCTGTCAGATTAACCAGCCTTCCAGCTCTGGTGCTTATTCTTCTCTGTTCTTCTACACTACCGTTTTTAGCATTAGCATTGGTATAACCTGTAGACGGTTTTTTAATTTCCTGCTTGACTTCTACGGTACTTCCACGGTCAACTTCCACGGCAGGTTGTTTACTTGTAATATCAGCATTGTAAGTATCTGATAGATTTACTCTTGTTGTAAAATCATCACCAGGAAATTTCACTTCTGCTACATCGCCATTATTTCTAATGGAGTGGACAATAGCTTTACCTTCTTTAACCAATCCCCTTTGAGAAAGTTTTTGATCCTTAGCTGTGAGATTGATTTCTGTCCCAAACCATTTATCTTCTTCCTCTGGTTTTGTTCCAGTAAACGGGTTTAAGCCCTCATCACCAGTTTTTGCCACCACTTCTTTCGACTGTCCTGCTTCAGCAATCTTTTCAGTTCCGGGTGCAAATGAACTTTCTCCTGGTGTTCCTGGTTGTGTTTCTGTAGTTTGAGTAGTTTGTTCTTTAGCGTCATTCAATGCCTTTTGTGGTAATGTTAAAACAGGACTGTCATTGTTTACCTTAGAAAATCCCCTAGCTTCATCCTGCATTGTTTTGCCGTTTGCCGCTTGAATGGTAACTCGAACATTATTCGTATCCCCCAAGCCAGAAAAATAGTTCTCGGCATCTATGAGCTTCCAGGGATGCGGAAAGTCATTTGGCGCTCCGGCATACGTTTTGTAGACAGTATCCCCGATCTCCATTGGTTCATCGAGAGCAGTAGAACTTCCTTCCGCATATAACTTTTTGCCGTTAAAAAACCCAGTACCTGTTTCTATGGATGGATGCAGCATGTTAAATGCCTCGTTATACCCTTTTCGGTCTAGCGATGACAGATAGCTTTTTTGCTCAGTGGTTAAACTCGTCCTATCCAGGTTATAGGATATGTCTTTATTTTCTAGCAGCCCTTTTGCTTCTTGCCCTTGTTCGGCATTGGCATCTTGGGCATTGGTTTCTTCTTTGCGGCCATTTGTAATTTCCTCTTGTGGTGGTTGGATTGGTTTCTGTAACTCATTATGTGTGGCAGCTAAACCAGAAGCCACATCATCTTGCTTATCACCAGCGACATCAAGTTGTCCAGGTGTTGATTCCTGTCCATTGAGTAAATCGCCAGTCTGGGCATTAGATATTGATTCAATTCGTCCATTATATAAGGGCTCATTTTGTTTAGTCTCGTTTAGTTGTGAATCCTGATTTACCGCATCTAGGGCTGTTTTAGGTTGTAATAATCCACCTAATGATGCAAATGGCTTGTTAGATACTTCACCTGCTTGATAGGGTATATCTGTATAACCCAAATTATCTCTGAATTTCTGCGCACGGGATCTTCTTTCGTTCTCAAGCTCTATGCGTTTTTTACGATATTCTTTTACCTGCTCAGGAGTAGCATCAGGATGTGTTTCCATTGCTTTATATTCGTTCTCCTTACGCTGTAAATCTTCCTGCTCTTGCTGGTGAAATGCTTTGGCTTTTGAATCTTGTGCGCCTGTTTCTTTTGCTACAGGTGTTTCCCATGTGCCTGACAAAGGATTATAACCACCGGGTTTGTATTGGCTATCTATTGCGCTCTGTATATCCTGTCCTGGTACAGTGTTGTTGGCTACAATCGCCTCAGCATCCGGGTTAATTTTGTATTCTGGAGATTGCCATTGTGATTGATTAGTTTGTGCTGCTGCCCTAGCTAACGGGCCTTGCGGTTTTTGCGTATAACCTTGATATGCTCCAGCTCCTCCACCTAATGCTGCGAATGGAGCTGTTGCAATCATAGTTTGCTTGGCTGTATCAGATGCAGTTTGTTCAGGGAATCCATGCCTTTGCATGATAGGATTTTGTAATTGACGCGTAATTTCTTCCTCGCCCATTTCTGTTAATACTGACGATCCTGCTTTAGCTAAACCAGTTGCCGCAGCCCTTACTAACGGTGATGCTAACGTGCTAATGCCTTTAGCAACTTTACCTATAGGTGTTGCTAATATTATTGCTTCAGCAATATTTCCTGCTGTTTCAGGCAATGCTTCTGAATAACCTATCTTAGATGTATCCCCAGTTGCATTTAGTTCATTTTGTAAGGCTATAGACTGCGCCTGTGTTAATGGAGATAATCCCTTTGACTGTAATTTATCATTTTCTTTGGCTATGGTATCCCTGACAAACTGGTTTTCAGCAGATCGTTTCATACCTAATAAGCCAAGTCCAGCCCCAGCAAGACCTCCAACTGCCGTACCAATAGGGCCAAATACTGATCCTATGGCTGCTCCCGCCATTGTTGGAGCCATACCAGCTATTGACCCTGACAAACTTCCCGCTGTTTGCCTGATGTCTTTTTCTGTGGCTAATCCACCCAATACAGGAGCATTAGCATTCTGTCCACTAATAAAATTGGCGTTTAATCCCTTTTGATCTTGCTGAATTGTATCCAGTATGTTGCTTTCATCAAATGGTGTCGCTCCTTCTACAGATGACGCAACGTAAGAAGGAATGCCCTTTACTGCTTGTAGTAAGGTTTGCCCATAAGCTCCGAGTGTTCCAGCAGGTTTTCTTGGAGCCTCCATTGCGCTAGTATTCAGCCCATTCTTCCTGCCATGCTCTATAATTTCGGCATCTGATTTATCGGCAAAGGCAGGCAATTGCCGTACCTGTCCCAAGGTTAGTGGAGCAGGGGCTTGTGCCTCCATTGCGCTAGTGTCAAGTCCGTTGCGCTTGCCGTGCGCAAGTATTTCATTATCGGTTAAGCTGGCAAAAGCAGGGAGTGTACGAGCTTGTTCAAAGGTAAGCGCCATTTATGTTCCGGGTAATTTGATTCTGATGTTAATTATAGCACATATAGCGTTTGCTATAATAATTAATTGCGCTATCTTCTTAAAAAAGAACCTAATGCAGCATCATTCTGTCCTCTGCGATATTGTGCCGCTGAGTTAAGCTGTCCTAATCCTGATGATACCGCTGCATTAATGCGGTCTCTGCGCCACTTGTTGATGAGCGCATTTTGCTCTAAATCAGATAGTTTGCTAAATTCATCAGGGGTAATGCCTGCGTTTTCAGGGATATTTACACCCAATGATTTCGGGGCTGGCTTTTCTTGTGGAGCAGCGATTACTTGAGGTTGTAAAACTGGTGCTGCCGATACTTGTTCTATAGGCGGTTGTTCTACAGGAGCTGTTACTGACTGACGACTATCGCTTATCTGCTGTAAAGCTGCGCGTTTTTGCTCTGGCGGCAATCTACCAAGTATATCGGATTCCTGTTTCGTCAATACCAAAGATTGTGCCATTGGGCGTCCAAGTATCGCAGGTTGCGCCGGTATCGATGCTTTAGACTGCATTGTGGAAGCTTCCGCTGTAGGTAATAATGACGCTTTACCTTTTGGGTCTTGCTGTACTGTTTTATCCCATGCTGCTAATTCAGCGTTATTTGCTGGAGCTATAGCAACACCAGGAATTGACGGATCAGAATTTGAATATTGTCCAGTGACTTGATTAAAACTTCCTACTGGTATTTCCGTTATATTCCCAAGTTCATCAGTAACTTTTTTGGAGACTTGCTGATAATGATTTCCCTCTTGTTTCTGAGGATTCATCCCCACACTGGCTTGATGCGCAAAATTAAATAAACCTATATTATCCTGGGAAAAAGCCGCAGGGCTCTTGCCCATAGTCAAAGGAAATGCGTTACCACTCTTATCCTCGCCAAATATTTCATGCTGATTGGTATTTGGGTTAAACTGTGATCTGATAGCCACAGCATTTTCAGTGCCTCCGATACCTAGCTTGGTAAGTGATGCTTTCTGACCAGTTAAGTCAACCACACCGTCAGGGCTGCCAAAATTAAACCCCTGCCCCAAATCGGCCAGTGCGTTTTGTATTTCGGCTTTCTTCTGTTTTATCTGATATTCAGCATCCTCACGACCTGCTAATGTTGCATCACGCGCATCCTGACCTAAAATACGCTTATCTTGCATGTCCTCTCTGCCAATCTGACGCTTCCTATCTTCCGCAGCTAATGCGTCCTGTCCCAATTGCCGAGCATTATCCGCTTCAATCCTAGCACTATAAGCATCAAGTTTCTGCTGTTCATGGTCATTGCTTATGCCAAGCTGCTCCCTATTGGCTGCGTTCTGTTCACGAGTCAATGCGTCCTGGTTAGCTTGAATGACACTATGTGCTTGCAGCCCCATAGCTGTGCGATTGGTAGCCGCCGCGTCCTGTTGCGCCTGTAATGCCATTTTTCGCGCATTTTCTGCGTCTTTTTCTGCTTGAGTTTCAGCAAGCACATAATGTTGTGGAATATACGGACTGAAAGTTTGTGTTTGAATTGCCATGTTAATATCCTATTTTAGCGTTGTGCCGCTGCCCATTTATCGTAAGGTGACAGCTTGGCCTCAAGCTGTTGCTGAATATCGTCATTATGCTGCTGCTTTGCCTGCTGCTGTTGGGCTAGTCCCAAGGTTTCTTGTCTACGTGAGTTTTCCTGCCCCAAAAGACCTTCGTAACCGGATGCAGCCGCTTGAGCAGATCCCATGTTAGCGTCATAGATACTTTTATAACCGCCAAGAATAAGACCACGGCCTTGCATAAGCTGGCTCTGCATATCGCCTTGCTTTGCTTCCAGACCTGCATAAGCTGACATACCCTGTTGTTTAGCTTGAACATCTTGATTATATTGGGTATGCCAGTCTTTGTACGCAGTGTTACCAGCATCAGCCATCCCCGCCGTTCTTGCTAAATTAGTAGCTCTGCTGGCCCCTGTATTGGCATAAGGATTTAAACCCTGACTGGTCATTTGCTGATTCTGTTGCTCTGCGGTCTTGGCGAAAGCGTTGGCAACATTGCCTTGGTATTCTTCCCTGGTACGTGTGGCGTTAGGGTCAAGCTTGATGCCATTCATCATGGTATCCTTGATCTCGCTAAGTGTCCCGCTATAATCATTAACATATTTACTCATCTGCTTAATGTCGCCATTAAGAAAGCCGATGACACCTTTCGCCTGTGCGCCAAAATCCTTGGCGTACTGAGCATAGCCATCATAAAAGCCTTTAAGCTTATTAATGTACCCATCAGATACCGCATCATGAGCAGCCATGAGTCCATCGAAAGCACTTGCCGCTTTATCGTCCTGCTGCCCATTACTCACAGACTTAGTAGGTTTGTTAATCCAATATCCGCCTGTTGATGGAGAACCAGATGACCACCAGCCCTGTGTTTCAACTATTTTAGGGCCTGTGCCGAATTGAAAATTATCTGAATAGCTCATTGCCGTGATTCCTTTAGTAAAGCGTATGTAAGCATTTTATAATATTGCTAAGTAATTAAGTGTACCTGTAGCTAGCGTAGTCGCTCCTGTTATAGTCGCGTTATACGAACTAAGTTTTAGCGTGTTGCTAGCTGTAGTGACATTTGTTATAGGTTTTCGCTGTTGAATGGTAGCTCCGGTTCCTGCGGCAAATATGCGTCCTTGTGCCTGTCCGTACTCAGTTCCACCAGAAGGAGGCCCAACCATCCCATCAGCACTAAGATTTAGCCCTGTCCATGTTTGTATGTACGAGGGTTGCGTAAACCCATATGACCCCATCGACGTAGGGACGCCTCCAGTTCCTATTACCCCCCCAGAGTTTGGCGTATTAGCATAAAACCCGCCTTGTGGACTAGAGACTTGAGCAGATGAATTAAATCCGCTTGAAAATAAATAATAGCCATAACTAACGCTGTGATTTACGTTATAGACAGTGTATCCAGGCGTAGGTGTAAATGCTGGTAATACAAAGCTAACTGAAGATGTGGATGGACTCGTTACAGCACCAGTATCTCCAAGAGCCGTATTCGCTGCTAATTGCAGATACACATCAGCCGCGTATATATAGCCGCCCGTGCCGCTATTAAAAGTGCCTCCGCCGTCCCCATAGTAGGCTCGTACAAAGAACTCCCAGGAGTTTGTAGATCCAAACGTAGCGATTAAGCTATTATTTACTGTAGTTAGCGTTGACCCTAGATTAACCGTTTTTTGTGCTACCGTTACAAACGCTGAACCAGAGCCTGATATCCTCGCCATAACATGGTAGAGTACTTGTCGGTAATAATATGATGGTGCTATCCCTGTACCACGGACACTGGTTAATCCGACATTGACGGTAAGTTTGCTGGTGTTAGCTGGCGTTGTGTATGTAGCAGATTGTAACGGACTTGCAGAGGATGACCCGGTTATTTGGTTTGGAGCTGCGGTAAAGGAGCCAGCCGCCATCACCAGATTAGCCGTGGCTGTAAACTTCCAGGTTCCGCTTCCAACTACCGTTTCGACAATATTACTCGCTGAAACCTGTAGCGTCTGATCTACATTCGCATTTGCCGCATGATAAGTTTGCAGGCTATTCGGCATTACCGAGATGATTGGTTGCGTTTGGTAATACTTTGATAGTGTTACCGTCGTTCCATTTTCAGCAGTTCCTACCTCAATAACTCTCAACGACTTGGAATCAACATAGCCTGAACCGTTCCATTCCCAGTTCGTAATCTGTCCACTGGAAATGCTGATATACTGAGTGCCATACCAGGGATCAATGCTGCCTGGATTAGCCGCACCATTGCCGATAGTGATATATTTATTGGTCAGGTCAACAACAAACATACCGTCTCCTGATGCCATACGTCCTGCTGTAACTGTGCCTAGATTGGCTGATATTGCCGATAGCGTTAATGCTACGATCTTGCTTGCGCTGATGCTGCCAACTTGACTATCGCCTATGCCAAGTGGAGTTGCGCTTGTTCCTGCTGTGCTTACTTCCCCATTGACTAAGTTCCATTCTCCATAAACACCTGTATCGGATACTGCTCTTATCCAGTAGTAATATGCTATGCCTACGCCTGATGGGATATAATCTCCCCACACGGTATATTGAGTTGTTCCAACTATGGTTGCTATTGTTCTATCATCCGTAGCCGCACGGTATATGGCGATATGATCAACGTTACCCGGTAAATCTCCCCATGTTAGTAGATTAAATAGAACGCCACCTGTGACAACCAGATTATCCAAAGCAATCGGTGGCGTTAAATTAGGAGGAGGTGTTACTGTAATTACAGTGCTCACAGGAGCAGTTGCCAATGCTGCGGCCACTTGTGCTTGAGTGGCTAGATTAGCAAGTGCGGTAGCAAGTTGTTCCTGTGTAACAAAGCTGCTTGAAGATGTAAGCTGTTGAGCGTCAATATTCGTCTTGACCGCATTCAGAAAATTTGACAGTTGCGGTTCTACGTTGCCTGGAACAGAAGGGACACTGGGTAAGTTAGCCACTTAACAACTCCACTGCGCTCGATGCCAAAGCGACATTGTTAATGATGCTATCGCCTGATAATCTTACTTGCCATTCTCTCGACCGATAGCCTCCTGGTAGTCTAAAAGTCGCGTCCGATGTGACTATTTTGGTATATTTAAGGGTATCTTCTGCATACAGTTCAAACGTGACTGGATAGCGTTCAGCTCTTACCTTGGCTATCGTGAAGCTTGCTGGTGGCGTTACTACAGGTTTAGTTTTCCATGCTAAAGGCATATTGGAAATGCCTTCATTAAATTCGTACAGGTAGTTGTTGCCGCCATTGTGTTGAACTAGATACAGCTTGCCGGATACCTTGTCACTAAATGCCGCCGTGCAGCTTATATCAAGATAGGTTACGGTCTTGCGCACAGGGTCAAGTATAAATGCGCCCTTGGCAGGGATTACCTCGTCAGTTTCCGCTGCAATGCTTCCTGTCAATCCTGAATCATAGAATCCTACATACTTGTCACGGTAAAAATAGGCATGGATGCTGGAGGGTATCATTGCCTGATAAACGCGCTCAGAGATAATGCCATCCGATACCATAATAGCCGAACCTGAAGCCATCAGCACGATGCCATCACGGCTTGCGTACATTGCGCCTACGCCCATGCTTACCATTGACCTGTCGGCCTGATTAGCAGGAATAGCGCCAAGCTTGGTGAAGCTCATAAAGGATGGATGGTTGCCTATTGCGATTACCGGACTGCCTTCCGTGGAGATGTACAGCATGTTTCCGATAGCCGATAAACCTTTGACCGGGTAATCCATAGCCTTAATGTAATCTTCAGGCCACGCATGGCTTTGATATGGCTCTGAGAAATAAATGTTATTGCCAGCGTAAGCAGCCAAGATGCCGTTAGCCATTGCCACTACGCCAATCATGTTATCAGGTGGCGGCGAGTATAGTGTTGTCATTAGCGCCGCACCAAACTCATTATCGGTAATCTCAACCGATGTAGCAGGAAGAGTGACCTCCTTTAAATAATTGTAAGTTCCGCCGGAAGCCGCTACATAGATGCGAACCTTGTGAATGTCTGCTTGGGGAACGGCCGGGAAATTGGTTAGCGTCACTTTTTCATCGTCATTAGTGGCAACGGTATTAGACGCTGGTGATGGAGCTCCTTCCTTGCCATTATCATTGACGAACGTGTACACATACGAGCGTTCTATACGATCCCCTATAAGATCAAGAATAGTTCCAGCTACAGTCCAGTTAATCCTTACCGAGTTTGCAGGTGATGTTTTTATAGAAGCCGAGGCTACCAGCACATTAGTTGGAACAGGTATGCCGATAGGGAAGGAAACTTCAGGGTAAGCAGTGCCGCCGCCTGATACTGCAAGTAGCCTATTGGTGTAGCGTGGTTTATCAGTGCCTGTGTAGATTATCTCCCAATCAAGGTTTGATGCCTTTTGCACCAATGCAACATCAACTTTAGCGCCAACCCAAGCCAGCCATCTTGTATTATCCATTAAAAACAGGCTGGTTATCTCGCCACTCTTGGTATTCCATACCCCATCAACAGCTTTTAAACTACGCCACGTATTCAAGCTACCTGAGTCAGTAAAGACATTAACCGCCTCTACCGCATAATTGTTCGGCAATAGTTCAGGTGATACGTCAGAGTTTGCTCCTAAGAAGCTGGAAAATTCAAGTTTCAAGTCTCAACTCCTGTCAATACAAAATAAGCACTGTTTTCACCCGGTGCATTTATCGTTAGCACACGCTTTAGCCAGACATGAATAAAGTCACCAGGATTAAGCTGTCCTAACCGTAACGGGGAATGGTCGAATCTTGGGCTCTGAAAAATAATGTTCCCGGTAGGTGCCGTAGTAGAGTTAGCAATAGTTTGTTCAGTGGTAGAGTTTTTCCCTGTTAATCCTTTAGCCATATATGATGTTGAATATTCAACGGAACTTGAAAAATAAATACCAGGATTTACAATAACAGTAGTTCCTGTATTTTTAACGCAGATGCACTTGTAATGCTTGATTCCAGCCGTTGCTTCGGCTAGGGTTACATTTGGGAATAAACTCCCTGGTGTTTCATTCAGTTCTGTTGCGCTGATGGCTCCACCAAGGCTACTTCCTGTTGTAAAATAGAATTTCAGCGTCATTGCTAATCCAGTGTAACCGGAAGTATTGCAGACAGTACATACTTCTCGGAGCCACTTACAATAGTTGCACGTAGTTTATAAGAATTACCATTGACACCGCCACGTATCATTTGCACAATAACAGGTTCACTTACAATGGGATCTCCCTGTATAAGACTTGAAGGCGTTGCATCTATTCCTGAATAGGTGGTTACGGTAGTGGTTTCCGCACTATCTATCGTAGTGACAAGATTACTGAAGTCAAACGTAACCGGAATCACTTCCGCTGCGTCCTTGGGGCTTAATACTTTAGTTGCCATACCACTGTCCTAAAAGGAATAAATAAAATAATCACGAATATCCGCATACACGGTATATTGTTCAAGGCTGTGAACATTTGCCGTGCCTCCTGTTAATCTCACTGTCAGCGAGTCGTAAGCAGTAGCGGTTGTCGCTAACGGTGATCTAAGCGTCAGTGATACCGACAGGCTGTCACTTGCTGTAAACGTGCTACGCAGCGTAATATGCGTGGTTAATCCTGGGATTAGGCTATCTGATGCCGTGCAAGTAACTGCTAAGTCAGTGCCCATATTGACAAACAACGAATCGCTTGCTGTGCAGACTGCCGCAAAATTAATCAGCGTAGTTAATGTAGCAATCAACGTATCTACACTGGTTGCTTGCACCGCTAATGTGATCCCTGTATCAAGCTCAACCGTCAGAGTATCTAACCCTGTTGTTGTCAGATATAACGTAGTATCGCTAAGTTCTTCTGATCCAAATGGTGTCGAGCCTAATAATGATTGTCCAAACATAGGATTAACCTGTCATATTATGGAACCGCCATAAATTCAACATCGGCCGCCCAATTGATTGACGTGGCTGCTGTACCTGATACGATTAATGCCAAAGTATTAGCCGCAGTCGCTGATACATAGCCAATCGTACAAGTGCCATTGGTTGCCGTTCCGCTTGTGAAGGTTGGCGCTGTAGAACTTGATGTTCCTGCAATCATGACTAAATAAACATTCCCGGCATTAGTTAGTAAATCACCTGCCGCGTAGGCATGTGACGCTTGAAAGGCTGTGCCGGTTAATAAATCCAGGACAACGGGGGCGTTGCTACCCGTAATTAGCTCCGCAGCGGATACCGTTACCGTCGTAGCAGCCGCTGACCCTCCGCTTTGTCTGAAAAAGCTAGCGGTATGTTCGTAGCGAGCTCGCTCCGACGCATCGGAGTTGGCTCCTATGCAGCGGGTTTTTACCATACCTACCTGACCGCCCGCGTCTAGCACTCGGCTCCAGATAACCGCGGGCGCAGCGGACGACGTTGTTAGTTTGAACAACTGGTTGATCTCGTGGCCTTTACCTTGATATGTGTTATCACCGACGTTACATATTAACCCGGCGACATTCGTAAACGTCACGGTATCATCAGTGCAATTAGAGTCGGAAAAGTCGTTATTGCGCAACAATAGCGAGGGGGCCCCGCTAGCTGCCAGGGACGCGTTAAATACCACGTTAGATGCGGCGGCTATCCTATCCGCCTTGAACGTGCAATCAGTCACGGACAAGCTTTCACATTCCGCGCTTATGCCGCTGTAACTAGCGGTGCCAGCGACGTTATGATCATTGATGTAGCAGTGGTTGATAGACACGTCGTAGACCTCTACGCGACTACTCGCAGTACCCGATATTATGACAGACGTGAGCCTTGACTGCGACAGCGTGCAATCCGAAAACGTAATGTTACGAACCTTTCTGGAGTTAGTCGTAAACGCCGCGTTAGCCTGCACGGATATAATAACGTTGTAGTCCGCGTTTTCAGCGCCACGGAAAAAAGACCCGTCAAAATGTATGTTCTGGTAAATACCTGGGCTTGATGCAGATAAATAGTTTACAGTGCCTATGATTGATACGTTGCGTCCGTTAGTATCGTGCGGGTCGTCAAAATAGCATTTGGAGTCAAAAAATACATCGGTTATAGTGTTGTTGGCTAGGGTTCCCAGCGGGTTGATCTGAACTGCATTGACCGCATAGCCAAAATGCGACGCGCTTACGTACAGGCCGTCTACCGCGTGGATCAATAAATGTGCTGGCATCATTTCCGTGTGCAACGAATTACCCAAAAACTCGCTATCAGTTATTCGCATTCCTCCACCGGGCGAATAAGTAATCCCTGAACCTGTAAGGTCTACACCTTGGTGCCGTATTGACGCTATTGCCGCGACTGTATTTCTGCCTGTTATCGATGCGTAAAAATTGTCAAAACTCGTTGTGCTTGAACCATAACTATCAACTGCGATATTAAAATCAAAGGCAATGCAATTACTAATTCGTACATTAACTGTTCTGTTTAATCGTATAGCTGTCGTTCCGGTAGCCGTTGTATCCGTAGCAATAAAAATCAGGTTTAAAAATTCTGCCCAGTATAAACGCTCTAAGTACGCAGGATCTCCTACGGTAAATATATTTTGACTTGTAGCCGTCGTTTTTATCATAGCCCCTTTTCCGGGTGGGCCATAAAAACCAAGTCCGTCCGCTAGTACTGTAACACCCAGGTCAAACAAATAAACCCCATTCGGAAACCCTATGCCGATGCCCGTTGCCGTAAAAAGAGACGACGTACCCGCTATAGTTTCAGCATAATTTACTGCGGCCTGCGTAGCTGCCCAATCTATTTCATCAGTAAGAGCTATGGCATGAGGATACACTACTTGCGCAGCACCTAGTGTTGCAAATCTTTCTGATAATGGATGGGTAGTTCCGTCACCTATTGCACCAAAATCTTTAACGCTTATTATTTCTCTAGCCTTATCTTGATAAGACCGGGTAATAGCTCCAGTTCCGGCTTGTAAGAACTGTTGCGAATAGGCTAGATTAGTGCAAAATACATCTTTGGTTCCCGCTGAAAAATCAACATGCGTAGTTCCTCCAGCACTGGATGCCTTTACTGTTGTTCTAGCTAATGTCGTACCTGAAGCCGTCCAAGTGCCAATTCCCGTTTCCCATTCACCTGTGCCTCGTCCGCGTATCCCGTAATCTGTAGTATTCCCGTCGCCAATTACCGCGAAGCTTTGGGAACCATCTACCGCGCCTCCTAGCGTTAGCGTGCCGGTTCCAGTTGTTATAGTGGATTCTTTTACATTATCCGCCAATACATGCGACATTTTAGTTCACCGCCCATACCAGATTGCTAGCGGCTATGCTAGGAGCAATATCACCAGCGTTGATGTTCTTTGCGCTGAGTGCCTGCCAGCTTACGAAGAATCCTGTATTAGTCGAAATTCCAAGTGCGTTAATTGTGCCCCAATTTACAGTAGGGGAAGGATAAGTTATAGCATTGGCATTAGTTACACTGGTAGTTCCATTAGTTCCGTTCACTGTGATTGGAAAATTGGCATCAAGAGGCGTTATTGACTGTGCCGCATACGAACCACCAGTTACCTTAGTTCCTCCACCAGCAACGGTTGGAGCAGCCGTGTACAAATCAAATATGAGTGATGTAGGCTTTGTCCAGGTTGCCAGTGTTTTAAATATGAAACTTAGTATCTGGGTAGCAAGCTCAGTGCTGGTGCTATTATAGATAAATATGAAAGCCCCAGCAGGCCAGCTAGGAGCTGGATCTGAAGCGCCTACGGTCTTGGGTGTAGTAAGCTCATCCCAGAATAGCAAATTACCACCTGAAGCCGCGTCATAAGCAGCAATATGAGTGATTACACCCCATGCAGCATTAGGCGTTGAAAATGTAATTGGGACTAGATTGGTCGCCGTATTTCCTGTAACTGAGAAATTGGTATCGAGAGGAGTGATGGCTACTCTGGTATAATTTCCAGAGATAACTTCCGTGCCGCCACCAGAATCGCTAGGCGCTGACGTTAAAAGAGCGAAGTAGATGGTTCCAATCTTCGACCATGAGTTTGTCCTAAAGAGATGAGAGGCGATTTTCTCTTCCAGGTAGTCGGAATAGGCTGTATTTGCCATTGTGTTATCCTATGTCTCACGACAAGTGGTATTGAAATAATTATTGCGCTTTAGGCTTTTGTTTTTCCGGCTGAGGGGTAATGCCAATAGCCTGTAAAAATAATTGGTAATGCTGGTTCTTCTTTACGTCCTGATTGCCGTACTCGCTATCCTTATCGAAAGCCTTGAACAGTACAAAATCAAGCAAGGCATCCTGATACTGATCGTCCACTGTTATCTTGGTGCCACCATAAGCATTTGTTATTAGCTCTGGCCTAGCTGAATACACCATTTCAACTTGTGTAGATAAAGCAGGTTGTGGAGGATATACATAAAAAACACTGGGGTCGGAAGGAGAATAAATAAAGCATCTTACTGTTACTCCCTGAGTTGCCGTTATCCACCCTGGAACACGCTTATTCATTATTTCAAGCGTGGCCTTGTTAATGACTTCACCAACTAGCGTACCGTTTGAGCGGTAATTAAAAGGGATGTCTAAGATAAGAATACCGTCTGCCGGGATTGCTTGCTTAACGCCTGGGATAAGTCGCACCTTACTATTCTTAACATTAGTCTGAGGAGCAAGCGTAACTATCTTTAACTGAGCGTCATTCAGCCAGCCAAGCAACTCCGATTCAGTCCAGTGTACCTTGTCTATGTCGCCAAGTTGAATAGCTGCTTTATCTATGATGGTTTTAGCGTCTGTTGTCGCCATTTATATATCCGGTGAAACATTATGTGTGGGGTCGTGCATAGCGTATTATACCATGAATTGAACAGTGTTTAATTCTAAGCTCAAAGTGGGGCTGTTATTACCCACAGTTAAACTTAAAGATAATTAAGAAATAGAGTTTCCACCAACGAAATCGACTATATTACCTCTAGTATTTCCCGTTACCGTATTTCCAGTGCCTGTATTACCTGTAGATCCGCTGTATAATATGACTCCCCATCCGGCATTATTCGTAACTGTATTGTTAGTGACTGTGTTGTTATTTGAATCGACCTGAATAGTAATTCCGTTGAACGCATTATCATAAACGTTATTTTCGCTAACGATAGCTCCTGATGTTTTTATGAGAATTAACGCATTGGCGCTTTCAGCTCCAACAATCCCATTATTATAAATCGTGTTTCCGCTAATAGTAAGATTAGTAATAGGTGCATCCGCATAAGAATCAGCTACGATTCCCATCATTCTATTGCCGAACACTTGATTATTTAGGATTTGTATGTTATTTGAGCTTTCACCAGCCGCTGGGTTTGGTTCTACATCGAGTCCCGCTTGAGGATCAATCCCTTGGCTGTTTTTCAATATTGAATTTTTTACTATAACGCCATCTGCCCATCCAACTGTTAGTCCATTGCGACGATTATTATCAGCGATTACTCCATCGAAAGTTGTATTAACAGAGTTATGGCTAACATTAAATCCATCTCCCCACGCATCTATCGCAGTTACGCCTTGAACTAATACATTAGTAGAGTTATAAAGTCTTACCGAATGTCCCCATTCTCCTGTTGAACCTGTATGTCCCGCGCGTTCTCCCTGCACCGTGCCGCCAATAATAGTAACGTTACTAACAGTATCTGCAATAATAACACTACTACTATCGCTGCTATTTGGTATCGCCCTAAGTACTGCCCCACTTGACATTTGGAATGTCATGTTGCTACCCATATTCAAGCCATTATTAGTTACGGCATTAATCATATAGGTTCCATCAGGAACAATAACCGTACCATTAGTCCCCGCTATCGCATTAATCGCTGCTTGAATTGCTGCCGTATCGTTTGCCACGCCGTTACCGACAGCATTATATGGAGAATCTTTTACGCTGATACTGTTTGTGAATGCCCTTGTATAGTTTACCGAAGATCCAGTATTAACTACTGTACCTGCTACCGGACTTTGCACCGTAACATTACCTGATGCTCCTGTTACCGTACCAACAACAAGACCGGCATTAGTGATTGCTGTATTAGCGTTAGCTGCTGTCATGCCGACTATGTTTGGTACAGCTATGGTAGCGGCTGACGTTGTGAACGTCTGATCTACCGTTACACTTTCAATACCTGAAGAATTTATTGAATGTATTTTAAAGTGATAAAGAGTTGATGGCGTTAAGCCAGATAGACTCTGGTTATGCGCGGTTAATAATGTATTTTCTTTAACTGTAAACGATCCATAAGCTGTAGTAGTACCATATTCAACCTGTCCTGTTGCCGGGACATCTATGTTCCAGAATATATCAGTTGCAGTTGATGAAATTGATGTTTTTGTAATACCGCTAATATTTGGAGCAGACCCGGCTAACTCCATTGTAAAGCCATCATGATATACGATTGCATCAAACGTTTCGTGGTTCCTATACAGCCCGCTTTTTAAATAATGATCCCCTACTGCACCAGCATTGTAACTTGCTTGATAAGCCAAAGTTGCCTTATTGGGCATATCAAGAACAGTAGTGTAAACAGTTGCGCCACCAGTACCAGCGGCATCCCTTGTCCTCCGCTCTATTTTAATCGCTCCGGTAGCGTCACTTGAGCCATACTTAACCGTAACTATCCAATCTATCCAAGAACCGATAGCCAGAGTGCTATCTGATAACAAATAGTCATTACCACCATAAGCATCAGTGTTTCCACCCCGCATTGATAGCATGTACTGATTGTTTCCTACTCCACCACAAGTATCTAAAGCCCATACCGGATTAGTACCTGATGGCCCAACATTAGGTGAATCAGGCCCATGAAGTTGCATGAGTATTGCCCACGCACCGTTACCGTCACCCACGCCTGCCGACCATGTTGAATCTAGTTTCGTCCTGAACCGATAAACATGGGTGCCTGAACTTAAATTCATATAAATAGGCCCACTTGCATTTTGCATGTGAACTACTTCTGCTCGCTCACCACCGCCTGGATTGTCAGCCGCATAAACAGTGTACTTTGCATAATACCCAGTTCCGCCATCAGAGATGAGAGTAATTCGGTTCGTTAGTGATTGTCCTACGGTCTGATAACCGTACCAATTCAGATTAGTACCAGGGGCAGCGACAACATTGTTGTCATAGTTTCCATAAAATAAAACATTGCTTGCCGGTACTGCTGGAGTTGTAGCGGTTACATTAGCTGAAAGCGGACTATTTGTATTAGGAGCAAGAAACGCTGATATTTTATAAGTATAAAGTGTGCTTGGCGTTAATGCGGTATCAGAATATGACAACCCATTCACGAGAGCTATTTGAACATTATCCCTGAATAATTTATAGCCCGATGCGCTAGCTGAAGCGTTCCAGGATAAGTCAACCCGGCTTGAAGAGACTGCATTTGCGAAGAAACCTGTTGGAGCAACTAATGTTACTGGCGGCTGCGGTACGTCAAATGTTTTAGTATTTCCATAACTTGATATTTCTGTGGTTTCAGAGGCCAAGATAATGTAATCTGTAGCAGTAGATAAAACTGCTGTGTACGTCAAATTAAAATCAACACTGGTATCTTCATATAGCGTAAATGAAGTATCCAAATCAAAACCAACAATATCGCTTACTAATGGCGTTGCGCGTTGGACATTAGTATATCCGGTATTAGTTACTGTGTTGGAATAATGCACGGATGAATGACTGGCTAGTGACCCGCCGTTAATCTCTTCAGTTCCAAAATAAAAATGCACTGATTTGGCGTTGGCATTATTAATACAACTCCATGATTGGCGTGTAACTATTGCCCCACCATTACCCAACAAGCCGCCATAAACTGGCAGTGTTAAAAGCGTAATGGCTGTAGTCGCCTGAGTATATGCCCCTGGCCCAGTTGCAACAATCGCCGTTTTTACCAAAGGCACTCCGGCCTCGCCTGATACATATACGTTGTTGTAAATGGTGCCAAGCGTAGTGCTAGACATCTCTACAAAGTACATCCCTGCTGTTGAACCTGAGTATACAGCCCCGGCTGGGAAATACTGATATGACGCTGGAATGATCTCAGGTAAAGCTGTGCCTAAAGTTAATGCGCCGTTATCTGCAATCGTTCCGCTAGGCGGTAGTATCATGGGAACAGTCAATATTGAATAAACCGTTAATTCTGATTTAGTGTACTTTTGTCCGTCGCAGTACCATACCGATCCGTTAATGCCTACATTAGAAAAATAGATAAATCCAACCCCATAGATACTAGGCAGTAACTTTCCTGCCCATGTGTATGTTGGTATATTTTTCTTCTGTAAGAGTGTATCATTACCGTCAAGCTTCTGAATCCCTTGAAGTGTTGTATCACTCCCCGTTATCGTACCTGGAGATGAAACGAATCCTAATAAAGTTCCATTAGCAGAGCCGGAAGTGCCACCTGCCGCCGGTGTTATTGATGAAGTACCCATTATGCACCTACCGTTGCTGTTACTGCTGCGCCTGTTCCTGATATTCCTGACAATACGCAATATACATACGGCCATTCTGCATCAATCGGGACACCTGTTGAATCAGATGTTGTTCCTGATAAAGTTTGTGTTGCCAATAGCGTTCCATATGTTGTGTTGTTATGATTTGAACCGTACCATGTTATCGTTGCAGCTACAGCCCCAGTCCCTACCACGTAGGATTGCAATGTCCTTGTGTATGCACCAATCGCAAATACGGCTGATGTTTCATTGGCTGTAACCCCATTTAAAACCGTACTAATTACTTTTGACCGGCTTGTAAAGAGAGTCACTAATGCTTGTACGGATGCGCTAATTTGTTTCCATACCTGCATAGCTGTTATTGATGTGGCATCAGTAGCCGTACTCTTGGCATCTGTTTTTGCCCCTAATGTGGTATCACCGCCATCAACAATAGTCACTGCATGGCTTGGAACCGAGGCTATTGATACAGGTTGTGTGGCTTGATAAAAAGTACCAGTAACAGGTACGCTATCATCGGTCGCTATAGTAACTCGTTGCGTTCCTGCGCTTCTGACTCCTGTGCCCATTGCTATCGCAGCACCGCCTAACTGAGATACGTTTGTTATAGTTCCAGAATCAACTACAGTATGAAGATTTGTACCTGTCGGCTGAGTTACTGCAATCGTTTGTGACGATGCGACATTAACAGTGCCAATAACCTTTGTTGTTTCTGCTACTAAGGTTGTTTGTGTTGCAAAAGTTCCCGCGTTTGTTACTGCATGAGATGGGACAGACGCTAAAGATACTGGCTGAGTAGCCTGATAAAATGTTCCCGTGACTGGCACACTGTCGTCTGTAGCAATCGTTACCCTTTGTGTTCCTGCGCTCCTTACACCAGTACCCATGGCAATCGATGCGCCATTAAGCTGAGTAAGATTTGTTATGGTTCCAGAATCTACAACAGTATGCAGGTTTGCTCCTGATGTCTGCGTAACTATGCCGCCACCAGCCCCACCTGCGGTAACGTTTACCCTCAATGCGCCAGTAGTGTCTAATGATAATGGGGACGTTTGTGCAGTAGTATAAACAGGAGCTGTCGTAGTAACTGCCCCCTGTATTAATGTCCCTGCTTGACCTAATGTTGTTGACCCTTGTTCAACTCCACCTGCCGTTGACCCTGATTTGATATGGACATCTAGCGCATTGCTTGTAGCTCCTATCACATTGCCTACGCTATCAACAACTTGCGTTTTTTGGGTTCCGTCAGATTGCTTTGTTGATGTAGCCGCCGATGCTGGCAATGGTAATGATGCTGCACTAATCGGCTGTGTCGCTTGATAAAAAGTCCCTGTAACTGGCGTTATAGGCGCAACAGCTATTGATACCGGCTGCGTTACTCCAGAACCATCTACCACAACCGTACCAGATAAGGCAACTGTACCGTCTATAGTTATTGAACCGCCAGCATCACTAATAGGTAAAGGCGTATTATTCGATACTACTGAGAGAGTGTTTGTATTCGTATCTGACTCAAACAGTATAGCGTTGCCTGTTATCGAGGCGTCAGTATCTCCTTCCGAGTACTGACTGCCACCGCCAAGCGATACAAGTTGATTACCTGAAGCATCTACTAAAGCGACTGAAACAGCGTCTGTAGCGGAAACAATAGGTATCGCATCTTTTGCTAGAGTTGCAGTGGCGTATAATAAATCACCACCGACAATATTATTTACTCTTGTAATAGCCATGTTACACCCCCACAGATACGGTAACTGCGGCTTGTATTCCGCTGATTTCTGTTAATCTTGCTCTGGCATACGACCACGGATTGTTATTTAAATCGCCATTTGAAGCTATATCAGTACCCGATAATGGTATGGTGAATCCGGGTATCCAACCTACAAGATCATTGCTGAACTCAACAATAACGGTTGCGGAAACAGAGCCAGAACCTGCTACGGTTGCCTGTACTGTTTGTGGAACTTTTATAATTGTTCTATCACCAGGAAGGTGTAATGGAGTGCCTGTGTGCGTTGCGGTAGCGCCGTCTAAAAGTTTGGTAATCATTTAATAATCCTGACGCCTCACGGCGATAAGTTTGGTTAATTGAAATATGGGTAAAACATGATGTGTGAGTATTTATGGCGTATTATACCATGAATTAAATAGTGTTAAATTATGTGCTAAAGCTGAATTGATTCAGTACCAGCATAGGCGCTGAGATAAACGGTATCTGCCAGTGTGACCGGCACAAACGTCTCACTCACAGAGTCCCAAACCGGGTTCAGATAGGGCAGGAAATCGGCTTTTGTGGCTTGGTATTCGGTGATATAGCACGGGGTGTCTACGCCATCAATCAGCTCGCTACCGTCTTTGTACGCGCTTCGGATTGACAGCACTTGCCAATCGAGATTATGCGCTGCGAACATGCCTTCTAGCACGGCTTTCGGGAGCAGTTGCGTCATGCGGACATGCAAAAGCTTTCGTCCGGCGACTGTTTGCGTGCCAACCATCGGAAAGTCCGGCCATTCGCTGCCCAGGCTGCGGATGATAGCCTGCACCTGCCCGGACATCGTATCAAACTCGGTGTCATTCTGGCAGTTAAAAATAAAGTCTGTGTTCATGGTAAGCTCCTAAGTCGTCAAACTTATGAGTTTAGCGTCTTTCAAAGCCTTCTTCCAGATTTTTATGTTGCGGATGGTGCCGAACATAAATATAGTATTGCTTTGACCAGTCCCAATACTTATTATGCTTCCAGATATAGTGCCACTGAACGCACCAGAATTAAACGTACCATTAAGAGCAATATTTACTTTATGACTTGAAAAGCTCATCGACATTTTATTTACAGAGCCAAATTCATACGCTATATTTCCGACATTATTTACTCCGTCATAGAAAAATAATTTATCGCTGGTATTTAAATAGAATATCATCGGCGTAGCCCCGATACCTAGTATCCCTCTTGTATTGCTCAACGAAGAACTAAATTGCATTACTGTCTCTGCATACACACTGCCGGACGTACCTATAAAATTACCAGCACTTGGATAACTCAGTACATCGGCTGCACGGGTGACTGCTGCGGTAGTTGTTAAAATTGGACTTGAAGCAAAAGTACCACCTTGATTATCTGCATAGTCAACTGCAATGACATCGCCGCTTGTTGCCAGTTTAAAACCAAAAACCGGATTGGCTACGGTTTGCGAAAATTGTACTCGTGTATAGGTAGAGGAATTTATCAGGGCAGTAACATCCGTCCATGTTGTACCATTATTAGTCGTTATTGATACGGCTCCTGTCCCAGTAACTCGTTTAATGTACGGTTGAAATACTCGGGCGCTAGATGCGAGTGTTACTGTTTGCAACACGGTTGAATCCGCGCCTGTTGCGGTAAGGGTTGATGCTGCATTAGTAACACCATCAATACCCGTTGCGGTAAGAGCTACTGTTGTTGTGGTGGCTACCCAATTTACATGAGTTAGATCACGATTAGGCCAAGCTATGTTAATCCGCGCCCCCTCAGCCAAATAGCCGTGCAGGGTTGCGTCGGGGATGGGTGCGCCATCAGCAAAAACACCAGACCATGTGTTATTAGATGCTATAAATCTGGCACCTTCAAAGCGCGGTATGCCTGAAGGTATTGTCAATAACTTTTGAGTAGCATCGCTATTATCTGCCTCCAAATAGCCCATAACTGTAGCTGTTGAACTCCTAGTAAAAGTAGGCGTGCCGCTGCCTGTTGCTTTTTCTGGCACTAGCGAAGTTTTTAGCGCGAGCTCAAAGAGCGTTGGGTTCGTGTTGCCAAATAAGATTTGTCTGACTGCGGCACGCATCTCAGGCGTCCAGAAGATGTATCGTTAACCTTTTTACTGTGCCAGAACCTGGCGTATAAGCGCCTATTGTTTGCAAAATTACAAAAAGCGATGTACTGATCATCGTTATTGGCTTATTGATTTGATCATTATCAGAAAAAAGCGTACTAATCTCATCCACTGGCGTAGCTAATTGCACTTTTCCTAAATATTTTCCGCGATCTGCAACAGGAAAATCCCATGCGTCATTATCAGAAATGGCAGTAGGTGAAGCGTTGTATAATCTAACATTAAATCCAGCCATGCCTGATGGTACAGCAGTAACATCCACCTCAAGCTCTATTGACGTGATGAATTTTTCACCGGCAAAGGTCACGATGTCAGTAAATTCCAGTATCGCAGTAGTCGCATTGCCCACTACATCTAAAGCCGTATAAGGCGTAGTGTTGGCTGGTCTGGTTATAATAACGGTTTTAGGATGGCCTGAACTTGACAAGGATGTGTTTAATTGTTCAACATACAACGCGCCGGTTGTTGGGTTCTTTTGTATATCACTAATTGGCATGATGATCTCTTTTTATTCTTTGTGCCTGGACAGATAGAAACTGTCGAAGCGTAAGGTGATGTTCTGGTTGATTTCATCCAGTTTCTTTGATAGTTTATCTACGCTTTGTGCAAACTCGACCCGGCTATTATTGAACTCGCTACGCTTGACGTAATCACCGGCTATTTCAGATTCAATTTTGTAAAGCTTGTCAGTAAGTTCCTTATTGCTTTGCTTAAGCTCATTTAAGACACCCCACAATACTCTAGCAAAGGCGCTAATAACCAATATCAACAACGGATGAGTTATATTAATTAATGTTTGAATTTCCATTTACCAGTCCTCGTCAGTATCAATTGCATTTTTAAAATAAGATGCTGCGGAAATGGTCAAAGACCTTGGGCTTTCAAACTGATGCTGTCTTACTAACGCAGAGACAGGATTACCGAATATCTGATTAAACTGGAATAGGTAATATTCTGACTGCTCAGGATTGTAAGCCTCTGCATCTCTCTTTTTGTAACATTCATGTAATACCCACCATATTAAATCACGATGATTTTCAGCCGGTATTTCAGGCTCCTGAGAACTGTCAGTTATAGCCAAAGCTGGCAATCGATAGGTTTCAAGATAAAGATAACTTCCAGCATCGGCAGCGTTAGGGACAGGAGAAACACGCAATTGTCGGCCTGAAATAACCGCATAGACGGTATTTCCGGTCATACCTGTATCAGAGCGCCATGAAGGAGATAAAACGTCCATGTCTTCTTTAGTTTTCTTGGTGATATAAGCGCCATTAAAAAGAATGTTCTCAACGACAGTTATCTTTGGACTGAGTGCGTAACTGGCTTGCCCAGCTACAAGGGTGATGCGAGTGTAAGCAGTTGTTGTGTCATCGTAAATCAGATTAGCACGGCTACATGCTTGTCGCTCGGCTTCTGTGAAATACCTAAGCAAGCTTTCATCTGACCATAAATAAGGGAAGAGAACGTCATACAAGTAATCATTCCTAACGGTCGTGATTAACTCGCTGATTAACATTAGCTGCCTGCCTGTATGACTTTAAATACTATCGTACCTGATGTATAAGAAGTTACTTTAACTCTTACAGCACGGACTGGAACAGTTGATGACCCTACTGAATCAGCGGTTGCTGAAGCTTGTACGGTAAAAGCAACTGGTGTAACCGTGCTGTCCTGTACATTATCCAGTGTCCCTTCCAGGGTGTATGTTGCAACGCCTATATCAATAAAATAACTGTAGTTAAAGGGTTGTGCATAAGTGTTTAACGGTAGCCAAGGTGTTTCAAGAACACCTAAAACGCCTGCTGTTACCGCTCCTGCTGTTGCAGCATCTACGGTGATAGAAGTGATAGTCTTGAAGTTTTTTGTGCCGCTAGTGGTATTGGTTGCCGCTCCTGCAATTGTTTCAGTAAGGGCATTGCCAAGCCAGTCGGTGCCGGTTACAATGAATGAACGCGCTGAGTCTGCCCCTGCGCAATAAATTGATACGTGTTGGGCTGTTGCCAAAGTTACCGTTCCACTTGCAGCGAGAGCACCATTGATGGTGAGTGCTCCTGCCGCCAAAGGTGATTGACTCTGACAGATCCCATCCGCATCAGTCGCTACTGGACTGTACGTAATAGGTTTTTGTCTCATGACCTTACGCCTGAGTTACGCCAAACAACGTATCGGTAGTAGATGGATCAAATGCAGCCCATATCTCGAAAAGAACGCCATTACAAGCGGTAGTAGGGTCAATCGTGCCTCTAACATCACCTGTAGTTGCGGTTGCGGTTGTATCGACAGCAACTACAACAGTGCCAACTGCGTCAATAACGCCAGCTTGATAAGTGGCTAACAGATCAGATTTACTAACCAAACGATAAGGAAGGCCAAGAACATCACCCCATCCAATATTTAATGTATTAGCGGTTGCGTTTGCTGCTGATGTAATGGCAATTGAGTAAACATACTTGAAAGCCTTTAACCCATCAGCAACAATACTGGTAGCTGTTGCAGCCGAGGTGATGGTTTCCGTCATGGGTTGACCGTAAACATCATAGCCTGTCACAGTGATAGTGAGTGCTGCGGTGGTGCCTGAGTCGGCATTGATGGTTGTAATGTTACGAGGTACATCCAGTACCCAAACTAAACGATCTGCACCATTCAGGAATACGGTAGAAGGAGCGGCAATAGCGCCATCTAAAGGTGATACGGTGTCAGTTGCGGTCGTGTAGGTTATGGTTGACGCATTTGGCATCTCAGTACTGGTTGCCGCTTTAACGATGCCATCAGCATCAAGCAGAACAGGAGAGCCTAAAGAAACTTTTGTAAGGGGTTGAAAAGGTACGCCGCTTCTTTCATTTGCAGCGAAGGCTTTAGCGGTGTAACCAGACCCAAAAGAAAGGGAACCCGCATAGGAGATGTGGTGCTTAGACATTGTAATAATCCTGACGCCTCACGGCGATAGAAACTCATAAGAGAAATTGCTTTTAAATAGGCATTGCACCTATTTACGCGAATTGTATCACGTTTTTTGTGGTATGTAAAGTTGTTTTTTCAGTATACACCATTATTTTGACAGATGCAATTTTTCTATGTGACAGACAATAAAAAGCCCCGAATGAACGGGGCTAGTTTTACTTACTCAGGTACTATTTACATCAACCGCCTTGGCTTCCAAAAATTCCACGAGGATCTGACCAACCAGCCGAGAATCTGGTACGCGCGGCATATCTCATGTTTCCGGTATTAAATTCAGGCTCCATTTTAGTCTGAACAGGGACACGAATATACATTTTCAATCCGTTATCAGCATCAGTTTTGACGGCCCACATATCTGGGTCGGTGATCCGTGTTACAATAATAGGATCACGGCCAAAAATGCCTTTACGGTTGATGGCGTTAATGTCATTATCTGGGCTTCCTGGACGTTGGGTACTGTTCAATATACGGCTTGCTATATATTCCAGTTCAGGAGGAATAACAATATCAGTTGCTCTCAATGCAATAGGGATACCACGATCATCTTTACATTTGCGAATCTGGATTAAAAGATCTTCCAGCGCCGTTTCGCTAAAATCAGCCGGTGTTGCAAGCAAATTAGAAAACGTACCCCCACCAGCCAACGGATGTGAAGCTGAGAATAATGCTACGCCGTCACCACCAGTATAAGAAGAACTGAAACCATTGTTAAGTATTGAAGCAGTTTTGATTTCGATAGCGTGAGCCATAGAACGAGCGAGTGCTTTTGAATATTTTGCACCCATCGTCATGTACAAATTATCCTCTATAGCCTCTTGTGTGATTTGGAAGCCTAGTGCAATCGTATCATGAACATAGCGACTTGTCCAAGCCTCAGCAGCGTCATCATAAGTGATGGCTGTGCCTTCAGGCTTAACAACAGCAGCTCCGAAACCAGTAGTTAACTGATCTTCTTCGTAAGCTTTTTTGCTATTTTCAATCTTAAATACTTGCTTGTATTCTTCAGGATGTGAATTATATTCCAGGCCCCATACGGTGTCTAAACCCTCTTGCAGTTGTCTAGCGAACTGCGCGCGTGTCATTACGGCCATTAGATACCACCTACGCCAGAAACGACGCCTTTAAGTGCATGTTCTGCGAAGACAACTTCAACGTCTGAATAAGCTCCAGCAACGTTTTCGCCGTCATTGATCAAGCGTAAAATACGCAGATGTTTGCCGGTAGTAGCCAAGCCTGTTGATACATCCAGGTTAGTAGCTGATTTACCAGTTTTTGTGCTGCCTGCAACAATTTCAACATCGCATAATTGTCCAACGTCAACAGCGGCAACTCCGGTTGCATCTGATTGGATGGCATATATGATGTTTGGATCGGTGTAGATGGTCGCTTTGATATTGGTTGCCGCAGTGCTCGCAGGCCAATAGGGTTTGAAGACTTGTGCGCCGGTTGCGTCAGTATATTGAACGCCGCCGAACACGCCGAAGGTTTGAACTGAAGGTGTTCCGCCAGTGCCAACAGCAATGATGATAGAACCATCAGAGTGTTGCAGGACAGGATCGCCCGTGAATATGCTAGTTGCGTAACCAGTAGCGATAGGATATTCTTCGCTAGTGATATTGCCACCAGTCATGTGGCGCAAGGGTTTTAACCCGTACGCGTTGTCTGTGTTGCTCATTGTTGCCTCCCGGCAATAAGTTTAATTTTTAGTCGTCTATCGGAGCGATTCTGCCCCTAGATACATTTGTTCTTTCTGTCATTTCCGGGCGTGACAACCCGCTACGAGGATCATGTTCTTTATACATGTTTTGCTTTACAGCGGACATTTGAAGGCGGGTATCCTCTTCGATTGACCGTCTTTGCTTATCTTGTAAAGCTTTTGGTCTTTCCATCAAAATCATGCCATGAATGCCTATAACATCTATGCCATTGAAATCGACGTGCATTACGAACTGGCCTTTAGGGACACTTGACATGGGCCTTGGTTTCCAGCCTCTGTTGTATTTTTTAAATACATTGGCTTGGTCTTCAGTACCTTGTACTAGGGTTCTTACCCATCTTTGTACATAACCATCACGAGGCGGGATATTGCTCGTATTAAGCATTGAATCATCATCCCACGCTGCATAATCTTCATGCACGGGCTCTGCTGCTCTCAAGTCTTGATCTCTTGATTCTCTTTGATCTTGATGTGCTGCCAGTTTTGCCGCATTAGCAGCTCTTTGTTCTCTTGTATAAGCCATGATTATTTCCTGTTTTTAATCCATTCTTGACGTTGACGAGGGTCGTTGGGGTCTAGCCCCCATGCAGCCATTCTTTTTTTGTCTTCGGCGGTGAATGCAGTTTTTGAATTGGAACCTACCACTTGTCCACGATCTGGCGCTCCGGCTGGCGGTGGCGTCTCACGCTTCAGCTTTCTATCGAGTTGCACATAGGTGTCAGGGTCGTCTAAATCGTACCCATCATCTAACAGTTCTCGGAAAATCTTGTTGGCTTTTTCAAGTCTGGACTTTTGATTAACATCGAATATCCAGGCATTGTTTGTTTCCCAATTTTGTTGGGCTTGTGGCGTGTTCGCTACTGGAGCTGGCTCAGGTTGAGTAGGCTCTGGTGTCGCTGGTTGTGGGGTTTGTTTTTGAACGACAGGCACTGACTTAGGTTGCCTTGACTGTATTTTGAGCTCCATGAGTTCATCATCGATTTCAACTATCTCATCGTATTCGCCTATTTCCAAGGCTTCTTTTTTACGCTGAAGGAGAGCTTTTCTCTTTGACTCAAGTTCTTGTGTTGATTGATCTTCTATTTCTTTTTTACGGTGCTGCCTTAATTCTTCTATCTGTGCCTTCAATTCTTCTTGTTCGGCATTTAAGGCTGCTAATTTTTCAGCGTCCTTTGCTCTTGCCTCACGTTCTACATTGCGCTCATAGACTAGCTTATCCAGTCTTTTCTGTACTCTGCGGCTATAGGACTCCTTGTCGTCATCATCTTCTTTTTTGGGCTCTTTAGGTAGTTCTTTGGTGGCTTCCGGTTCTACTTCCTTAATGAGCTCTGCAACCTTATCAAGGTCTTCATCATCCTCTATTAAATCCTTTGGTATTTCATCATCGAGAAGTTCAATCTCGTCATCATCTTCGTACATGATTGGGTTTCCACATTGGGATCGCGCACTTGTCGCGGGGTGGGAGTCATCACGACTGCCGTTTCACGGATAATTAATCCATGTCTTTGTCAGCATCCATATCCATAGAATCTATTACACATCCCTTATATTGCTGAATTTTGTTTTTGGCATACGCAATAGCTGCGTTTAGCCGTTTTGGATCTTTTTTGATGCAAGCTGCGTCCATTAAAGACCTTGCATCGTTCTCTGCTTGCCAATCATGGTCAATAGATGGAGCTTTATTTATTTTTGCCATTTGTTTTCCTATAGAAAATTTAATACTGATAGATCATCAATAACAGCAATAACCTCATCATCATTAATAATTTTGAGTTTGCTTAATTCACCCTTATCATGAATTGTGATCTCAGCTCCAGTGTAAGAACTGTACTGAATAATATCGCCAATTTTGCACCAGGGTTTAGGTGTATGTTGATCAAGTGGAATGCCGCCTTGAAATTTTGTATGAAAGTAACACTCATCGCCCATAGCGACAACTTTTGCAATGTTGCGGAAATATTCGAGTGTTTTTACTGACTCATTGAGAAGAGCAATTCCGCCAGCGGATTTGTCATTTATTTTTACTGGAGCAATTAGTATGCGCCAGCCTGCGGGTTTTGGTAGTTTTTCTACCGGGATATTTTGTGCTTCAAAATTTAGACTGTTCAATGGATTTACCATAGTTTGTGAAGAATTGAATTATTGGAAGCTAGATTGTCCAATATCCGTATATTAGCATTAAATCATATACTTGTCAATGTATATTTTAGCACATGCTAACGTTCGTCCTCATCCTCGTCATTGACGTATAGATCAATTGCATCATCTACAATTGCCAGAGATTGCCGCAATCCCTGAATCTTACCGCATTGCCTCTTATAATCCTCAAAATTACCTGCCGTACCATTGGCAAGCGAATTGGCAATCTTTTCAATTTCGTCGTTTATAAACAATTTTATTTGTACTATCAGGGGGTCGTCGTGGAGGGACATTGGGCTTTTACTCATTATGTGTGGGGTATGGCACATTATAGCACGGTTTAACACCAAAATTTAGTTTGCAATTTGGGTAAAAATGAGTTGTAATAAGTTGCACTTTTAACTATTGGAGATAAATATGAAAACAATCAATACCGGAGTAAAACTTGATGAGGCATTGCACACCCGCCTTAAAGCCCTGGGCGAGATAAAAGAACGCTCTCCCCACTGGATGATGAAAGCGGCCATCGAGGATTACGTAAGCAGGGAAGAACGCTATGAGCGGGAGAAGCGTGAGGACGAGGAAAGCTGGCAGCAATACAAACTAACTGGACATAGCATACCGCACGAACAGATTATACGGTGGGTGGAGTCCTGGGGAACCGATGAGGAATTGCCATGCCCAGAATAAGCTGGCTTCCTACAGCACAAAGGGATCTTCGCAGGTTGCGCGCATTCCTGGCCGACAAAAGTCCAAGCGCGGCCAGGCGAGCCGTGATGAAGATGCTGACCGGAGCGGAAATACTTTGTGATTTCCCGGAAGCAGGCAGCCCAATGAACGATGGCACCGGACGGCGAGAACTGATCCTGCCATTCGGCGCGGGTGATTATGTGCTGCGCTACCGGCTTGACGGGCAAACTGTGCTAATCATCCGCGCTTGGCACAGCAAAGAAAACAGGTAGTTTTTAGCACAGATTTTTGTTGAGCATTTGCTTGACAACTTTATTTAGCTTATTTTAAAAACTCTTCCGGTATTTTTGCGCCCTTTATTATGTTATCAATAGCCCATAACGGTCTTAAGTTGGTATAGTGGTTTAGTTCCAACAAATGTGCTTCATCACGGGCCTTTGATACTGGGAAATGATGATCGATGTGCCATTCACTTCTTCGCTCCCAACTCATCCCTTCCTGGAATTGACTTTCTATGTGCATTTTGAATTCTTCAAAAGTGCAGCCAAGTATTTCAAATGTCTTGGATTTTTTGGTGTATCCTTGGTTTTTTATAGATCGCTTTATAATCGTTCTAATGTACATAGAGAACTTATATAAGGGATCGGAGTCTAATCGCTTTTTACGGTATCTTTTATACATTTCAGAAACCTTCTCTGTATTGGCCGATTTCCATTTCCTGACGTTTTCAGCATTCTTTTCTGGGTTCTCTGCCCTCCATATTTTGTTTCTCTCACAATTCCTCTCACTGTGTCCTTCATAATATTTTCTATAATTATAAATAACTTTATCTGGATTCGCTGTCCGCCATTTTTTTTTGACGATCATATAGAATATCTTTATTTTTTGCTTGCCATTTTTTTGAACTTTCACGTAAACATTCCTTGCAGTATATATTTAGTCCATCTTTTTTACTCTTATCTTTACCGAACTCACTCTCATCTTTTTCAATTTTGCATCTTCTACATAATTTCATTATTTTTCTCCACAAACTTTTCAAACATCAATTCAATCAACTGTATGACCGTTATATCCATCTCTAACGCCAGTCTTTTTATATTCTTGTGTGTTGCTACTTTGATTCTTATTGTCTTATACGGCGCGTTCTTGTTCATTTGAATTTCCTAGTTATGTAAGATTGCAATATACCACGTATTACACATAAAGTCAATCTATAATTATGCTAAATAACATGCACAGTTATTTGACATTAGCGTAGATTTATGTTGCGTTCAAGTTTAGCATGTGCTATACTGCTCGTGTAAATAAAAAATCTGCCTACACAGATAGAAAAGATGAGCGATCGTTCTGGAGCATATTAAAACAATGCTCGTGTAGGCAGAATGATCCCTCATCTTTTTTGCGTTTTGTAAAATAAAATTGAGCACTTCAGGGGTAACCAGGTTCAACTCAATTTGATCGGCGGGAAGAATGAGCAAAGCCCGCACCGTGTGGATAACAATCTGAAAATGTTTTTACGGCAAGACTCTTGAAATACTGGGCCATAACCTGACACTGTTGTTATGGAATTACCGGGGAGAGTTGACATCCTCCCTGACCTAAAGGACAGGGATTCCTACTGCTAGTCTCTGATGTCCCAGAGAGAGAATGTTCTTAGCTGCATTAATATCTCTATCATGCATAGTGCCATATCTTTCTAGTATTTCTTTAGCCCAAGCTATTTTATCGACGACACGCTGTCCACATGGTTGTGATGATGACCATAGTTCTAAGTTTTCAATTCTGTCGTCATCACGCACACCGTTTAAATGGTGAACATTTTCATCTTTATACAAAGGCCTACCGATGTGTTGCTCCATGATATATCGGCATTTTCTATAGACTTTCCCATCAACACGTATCTCTACATATCCTTGGTTTGTTAACCACTCACCGCCTTTGAAGTTAGGGTTTTTACTGCCTAATTTACTTAACCCTTGGCATTTTGTTGAGCAAAATAACAAAGCGTTTTTGGGTGTTAGATTTCCTTTGTCCCTAATAAACTCTTTTCCACATGATTTGCATACGCGAGTTATTTTTGACGCTATTGATTGCCATTCACAAGCGCATTTTCTTGAACAGAATATCCTGTTGATAGTTCTATGCTTATTTATGGTTTCCAAGCCGCATTGCTTACAGTTAAACAAATCACCTACTTTCATTATTTCAACTCCTTCATTAAATCGAAGCCGGAAGTCTCAAGGTTCATATAACCAACTTCTGGAACTGGAACCCAAGAGAATTCAGCAGACGTTTCATTAGCTGCATTCCAAACCTGATTGCACTCAAAAGCCATACGATTCAGCACCTTTGCGTGCTTGTCGCGTATTCTAACTTTGAGTGTTTTAGTTTGGAGTGTCATTTGCCTTGCAATAATTCCATAAGTTGTTTTTCAGTATAACGCCTATGCCCACCAGCAGTACGCACAGGGACTAATTTCTTTTTGACTTCCCATCTTCTCAGTGTGGTTACATCTACACCAAGTAGTTCAGCCGCTTGTCGAATGTTAATATATTTTTCCATGTTGTATATTATTTCATAGTTTTACATAGAAGTCAACACCTATTTATGCTAACATTAAATTAGTGGTAGTGCCTTATATTCCCCAAATTAAGCAAGTGGCTTTACGGCGTATTTAGGTAACATTATATCGAGGAAAATTAATTCACTATTTGCTAAATATTTACTTGACAACTTTGTTTAGCATATGCTATACTTACCCATAAAGTCGAGCTTGGTAACTCGGCGACATCAAAAATCGGAGTTCATGGGAAGCGTGAACCGTTTGATGCAATTTTAGATTTTTGATGTGTTAAACGACCAGGCCGATTTTAGATTAATTCCACAGAAAAGCCTGCGTCATAACCGATGTAGGCTTTTCTGTTTGCATCGAAAAAACACTAATTCAATATTTTAAAGGGGGTTTGCACCCTGGCGCGTTACCTCAAACGTAATCGTCAAGCATGGATAGAAAGCAAATACGCTATATCTGGGAGGGTAAACTGACCGGGGATATAGCGGAAAATGCCAAACCGGGTGGGAACGTGGCAATAAGGTGGAATCGAAATAGTAGAGCCTTTCCCTGCGTAATTTACTGCGCGAAGTCTGCTATGTTATAGCCTGTGAATGGGTCTATTTCTGCCATAGTCGGGTATCTAATCCCCTGGGCAAGCGATTGATTCCCTAGGAATCTTTTGCCTTTGCGGGATTAGGTAAGTTAAGTAATGTTAAATATATTGATTCTAGGAATGCCCGTTGAT